AATCCCTCTTCTTCAAAGTAACTTTCAACTTCTTCTTTGATAACTCTCATTAATAGTTTTTTGTTTACTTTCATTTTTTTATCCAATACCAATTGAACCCGACCAGTTATCGGCAGTGCCTTCCGGATCTGTTCCGTCACTAATGCCGGGGACTGAACCTGTCGGGATGCCAGTCAACGATGCGATAACAGAAGCGGTAATGCCAGCAGTGGGGCTATCGCTAAGCAAATATAAATCCTCGATTCTCCACTCACCTGTATATGATTCGCCATTGGTTAAGACGAAATAATACTTATTGCCTTCAGCGTCTTTAACGCCGTTCTCACTAAAGCCTACGCGCAAAGCAGTATCGGCAGATGCGGTTGCTAGATCGTTACGAACAGTTACAGTTCTAGAAACATAGGGGAATTCAACCTTATAGGCAGATTCTCCTGAGTTTCCAATAGAAATAGACGAAGAGGCATATGGAATACCGCTCATCTGGTATGAACCAACGGAGTTTAATCCCGCTACATAATGTCTAAAATTTGGTGTATTTACCATTGCTTATTTATTCTCCGTTTTTAAAGTTCGAAGGAATCTACTTCGGGCCTCTTTACGCCTGCGTTTGATGGAAGGTTTTTCATAATACATTTTGCTTTTTATGTCGTCTATGACGCCCTCTTTTCTAACCTTTTTACTAAACCTTCTGATTAGTCTCTCCGGACTTTCATTATATCTTGCCTTTACTTGAACATTGATTGCCATTTTATTTCCTACTTAGTAACTAGACTATTCTTCCATTTGTTTCCGACCAAACCAAGCAATCCATCAATATTAACGCCCGGGTCGTTGGGGTCTTGCCCACCTAATGGATCACCCGCTGTCGGGTCTTCCAGGGCTGGCGTCGTACCTTCGAAGATGTTTACACCTCCGATTGAAGAATTACCAATCCTATCTAGCATCGCCTTTCTTTCCAGCTTCATCTTGTTCATTCGCTCGGTTAGAGGGTCTGGTTGACCGGGCTGGGCTGGCTGGGGTGATTGGGCCACTTTGGCCTGATTAATGGCCCGATCCTGCTGTTGCTCGACAATAACGTTCTTATTCAGGCCAACCACGATTTCTGAAATGATTGTGGACAGAACTCCCTGTTCCAACAATACTTCATTGATTGCCTCTTTGACCATTGGTTTGATCATTTCTCTTAGTTGTGATTTGCTTAGTTTCATTTAATCATCCAATATCGCATTCAGTTTGCGGTTGATGCGGTCGGCCTTTGAAAAGACCTTGTTTGGTGGCATCTTATTTTCTGCCAAGCTCATAAAAGCTCCAGTTGTTGAAGGATCTGAAACCACATCGTAGCAAACGATTTGATAGTCGTCTTCAACGATGGTTTCGCCATTCACTTCTTTAACAGATCCTAAACCTCTTGATGAAATGCCAAGCTGAACGCCTGATTCGACGAGCGATCTGAGAAGCTTGCCCATTGGTGTTTCAAGCAGCTTGATTGTTCCCATTACGTTCTTGCCTTCTGTCCAATATTTGGTTAGCATATGGCTCACATTTTTGAGTTCAACAACGGACGTTTCTGGATGGTCGCACTCGCCTAACGCTCTGTTTTCGTTGATCAATTTCTGATAGTTCTTCATTTCTCTCATCAAAACTTTCTCAGGATACTTGCGGCCATTGCCGTTGAGTTCGTCTGCTTTTTGAATAACACCTGTTAAATACATAGCATTATTCTCTTTGACATCGAGCTTCTGCTCTTCTGTCAACAGATCCTTACAAACACCGCCTTCACACAATGCATAATATTCCCTCAATAGATATTTCTTATCTTCCATAGTCGTCACTTCCCTTTACAACAAAGCGTCGGTGGTCTCAAAAACCATCGGTTTTCAATAACAACATTAATGCCGCTTAGATTACTCATAATTTACCCCTTATAAATGTATATAACTTATATACCTCATCAAATACCAAATTCACTACAATTGAATCTGTGAATTCTTCGTCTTTATTTGCAGCAAAAGTAAGATTGCCGCCCGATTCCATTTCAACCACAACTTCATCTAAAATCATTTCCGAACGATGCAGAATGTTGGGGTCTTTGGTCAATTCTAAATCGCCAGCCTCGCTAAACTGGAAATGGGATTCCAAAAAGTCTGTTAATTGTCCCACCATTTCGGAAGTTAACTCCAACATTGGCCATGAGCCGTTGGACATTTCGGCCAACGGTAGAGTGATTTCAAGTCCATTGCCGCTTGTATAAAAGTTGCCCCACTCGGCAGTATCGTTGCTAGAGAATCCAATCTCTTCTGTGATCATAGCTCTAATAAGCTCTTCTTCAATCAGATTCTTCAATTCTTGAATTTTCATAATTCACATTAATCCCATCGTCGCCAACAAGCTTATCTATATAATAGCTCGTGATTGTGCTTATGCACGCGCAGAGCAATAAGTTCACTACGCACAACTCTATTGTAATTAGTGCTGTAAACTGAGAAAGTAAGCAAACTAGCCAGCCCACATGGAAGCCAACACAAGCACTACAATGAAAGAACTCATGTTTCGGCCTTATCTTGCTGAATATGTGGCCGTTGACAAGAATCCAAGTCATTCCAGCTGTTGATAATATGAAGTATATTAGGCTTAACATTTAGATCCTGTAAATCAAACCATATGGTTGGGATGAGTTATCTATTGAGCCCTTCTTCTTTGCTTGTGGCACTTCTCCAAGCTCTGTCGAATCTTCATCATCCGGATTTACATACATATCGTCAATGTCATGTTCATAATCAAGCACCTTTCTCATGTCTTTTGTTTCATCTTTCAAAAATGAATACAGAGACAGGAAGATTGCTTGGATTGTATCGATCTTATTGTTGATCGGGTACGAAGCTTCAAAGGAGCCAAACACAGAACCACCTTGAATTGTTTCTGGTTTAATAAGCCCCTTTCTTCTCAAATAATCAAACAGCCGATCTTGATATCCATAAGGATCAATGGTCACATCCTTTTTGGAGAAAGTCGCAATCTTATTTTTCTTTGGCATGATCACAATATCATATAGCGGGTGATCAAAAATCATATAATGACCGTCGAGAGATCGCCTCATATTTAAATAAATACGAATTGGCTCTTTGATCTTTATCTTCAAAGGCTTGCTGTTTTTGACATTTACGCTAAAAGATATCTGTTGATCCGTTTCTGGTACTTCTACCGGATCCGAAGCAATAATAAGTTTAACGCCACCTTCTTCAACTATCTGCATCTATGCTGATCTCCCTTACAAGATCTTGAATCTTCAGAACCTTCTTAAGAACATCTTCCGTCATGAACTGCCCCTTAAACCCGTCTAGCGTTTCAATAACTTTATCAGTCTTTTTGACCATCGACTTGTCAGACTCAATTTCCTCAACAACCTTCGCTTTTGTCAACTCTTCCTTTAGTCTGGGGATTTCCTCGTTTAGAAAAACCTTCAATTGGAGGCCGCCGTCTGAAACAGAATTAATATACTTGAACAACAAGGTTCTCTGCTCTTCGTGCAGATGCCCGTAAGTCTCATTAAACTTTTTGGCAAATATTTTCAAAGTAGTTGTGTTCACGGCGGGGGTTTTAAGCACAGATTGATTTTTTGGGGATGACATCTGACGAATCATCTTACCTTCTAGGATAACTCGGCTCTTAATTGGCACCTTATCGTCAAATATTTGAGCTATCGTAGCAATAGCCTTGTAGTTTGGAACAAAATTGCCAAACACCTTCGGTGTGACGGTCTTGTTTACTTGGGAAATTAGCTTGCTTTGGGCTGCAAAGATGTTTGGTTGTGCCAAACCAGCATAAACGCGGCGGACTTCTTGTAGAATCCTCTCTGCGTCTGCCTGATTCAAATCGTTCGACTCATACAATTGTCGATATAAGCTCAGCTCTTTGTATAAAATGCTACCCTTAGAAAAATGCTCTTTAATTATTTTAGATACTGCTTTTTTCTTCCGCTCATCGTCTGAGACAACTGCTTTTGAAAGTTCTTTTACCAGAGCTTCAAAAAGAAACGCAGTATTTCTCTTTTTATTATGGCTGCTCTTAATTTTTTTCTTCTGCATTGTCATCATTTATGCTCTCCAGGCTATCTAAAAGCTTTTCAACTTCGTTGTTCGTATTAATTAACTTTCTTTCCGTTACCATGTTATTATAAGTAGCTTTAGATTCTGAAATAGTACCCTTGCTTAAACTAGTTAAGGCGTGGTAGCCTGGATGGGTTTTCTTTCTTCCGCCCTGGCGAGAGCCGCCTTGAGAAAGCATATTCTTTTTTCTAGCTCCCATGTCTCTCTTGTCCGTTGTCACGGGATTGTACCACTTTCCTTTTGACTTGTCTGTTATGGTGTGAATTTTTCCATCTGCGCCAACCTTTCTGGTTTTCTTCCATTCCCACCCATTAGCGTCATCATCTCGCTTAGCTGCGGGACCAGCTTCGCCGGGAGTTGCCATTAAGCCTTCAAACCCGCCTCCGGCGTCAGGAGCTTCGCCGCCGCCTCCCATATCAACTTCCTCTTCTCCGCCAAGGTCCATTTCTCCACCGATATCACCGAGTTCACCCTCTTCGAAGCCGCCTCCCATGGCACCAAGCTCGCCCATACCAGCACCTTCTCCGGTAACAGCAGCAACTGCTTCAATGGAAGCTTGGACTTTCGCATCATAATAACGCTCTCTTTGATTTCTAAGGAAATCTTCTTTTGTTATATCAAGAATATTCTCGGCAATCCAACGACCACTGAAGAATGAATCCTTCGCGCTCTGTGCAAGCTCTAGCTTTGTTCTAAGATGTTCCATCTCTTGTAGTTGTGCAATCTTAGAAGGGTTGTATAGTTTTAACTTAAACGAAGTTAAGTCATCACCGCGAAATCCAATCGTATACAGGTGGATAATTGAAATCTTTTCCAACTCAGAAATCAACGACCTCTGCAACCTTTGAATCGTTCTAGCAAACCTAACATCCTTTTGGGCCAATGTTGTTTTGTCTTCGTCGCCGCCTTCGCCACGAATCAGATATGACATTGGAATCTTAATTGCTGCAAACAACTTGTTCAAAAGGTATTGAACGTCGTCAGTGTCGCCTGCCCAGCTTGTGCCCTGAAGCGTATCAATCTTGGTGTTGCTGATGCCGCCATGGACTGGAATAAAATAGTCCTCCTCGATGGAAGCGGGATTGTATCTAAGATCAACCTGTCCTTTGTCGGGGTCTACAACCTGATGCCGTTTCATAGAGGTAATCGTTTTTTGCATGAACTCTTCAATGTCTTCGGCCGCAATGCCACCCACATCAATATAGAACACACGACGGTCGGGTGCCCTTACGATACGATAAGCCATCATCGCATCCTCTAATAAGCTCAACTGCCTCCACACGCGGCGTGCGGGGTCCAAAGCGCTGACTCCATATGGAGAATATTTATCATTACCTAGAATTCTAAAGTGTGCGATTTGCCAATTCTCAAGAGTTAAACCAGCGCTATTCCACTGGAATTGGACGTAATTTGGATTGGAAGGGTCTTCGCCCTCCATTCTCTCAATCTCGGGGGCTGGCAGGCCAATAGCCGACTTGACTCCCATATCATCGTCGATGTCTAGATACATAAAGAAGTCACCATATTTGATCATGGTTCTTGCCCAGTTGTATAGGTTGAATTCAACGTTTAATACTTTATAGAATAGAGAATGGAGAATTGCTTTGATTTCTTCGTTGGCACAATCAATGGTTAGCAAGTCGCCGAACTCGTTGTGTGTTGTAATCTCGTCGGCATAAATATCCATTGCAGAACTAAGGACTGGATCGTACTCCATCTGGTCAAAATCCAAATATCTTTCAGCTCTATTCTGGTTGACCATTCTGTTGGCGGTCAAGTTATCATAAGGGTTATATGATTTCTTTCGGAACTGCTGTCCCGAAGCAGACTTAAACTTTTTAGCGTATTTGTCTAATCGATGTCGCCTATCTCTGTGTACTTGCTGTTGGCGGTAGTTAACCAGCGGGCCTGACAATAACTTTGTCAGCCTCTTAAACAGAGTTGATCTTGGGTTGTTAGGATTCTTATAGAATGTTGTGGTGTTTCTCATGTATTATAATTATCCCCGGAAGAATGGAAGTCCAATGATCTTCGCATCTTTATCTTTTTTCTTTGGTAAATTTCCATATGGATTTTTCTTTCTGTATCCCGTCATGCCAGAGATTTTAGTATCCATTGATGTCTTGGATGTCATAACGCTCGAAGCAAGTGCCATTTTATATTCTAAATCATATTGATTGCTAATTAAAGCCGTTTCGTGAACCCAACTAGCAATCGCCACGGCAATCGTCAAATCATCATTATATCCTCGCATAGCTTCAGGTCGACCATGATTCCAAATAAAGGTTTCAAGTTCTGTGTAAAGCCTTAGCGAATAAGTCTTAAGCATCTTGTTTCTAATGACTTCTTCTAGTTTTGAAATCACAAATGGTCTAGTTTTTTGACTCATTGAAAATCCTGGGATTACTTGACTCTGACCCTCTGCGGCATACTGCTCAACATACTCGTGTGAAGTCTTGCGAGAGTAATACAAGTTAGGATAATTTAAATCTCGCAACTTATTAATGACGGCTTCGCCCTTGTTGTTTTCAATGACAACAAGGCATGATCCATATTCTCTCGCCGATTCATTGATTAGGGGAGCAAACATATCAGACGGAACTTGTCCATAATATTCAGCAACGATCTCTAAGTTTCGAGAATTGATGATAACAAAGGCGGAGTTGTCTGCACCATCACCCCTTGCCACATCTGCAACAAGGAAATATTTCTCACCAAGCTTATAAGATTCCCAAATCCATAAGTTCCTATCGAATCCCGTTCTATATTTGGGCTCTCTAATGGCTTCCTTTATCCACAACAAATCTTCTGAATTAATAACAGATTGGCCAGACATATTGAAATTGCAATTAAGCTCTTGAGCAATTTCTCTATCCGACATCGTTCTACATTCTTCATCGTACCATTCCTGATCTCGATCTGGGTGAACATCCCACGGTAAAACAATTGAATTGAAGTTGTTTATCTGTCTCTCCGAATCTGAGAAGATTTTATGGAAAGCGTTTCCTACTCCGTATGGCGTTGAGGCAATTATGCAATCGCCGCCCGTGCTTAGTGTGGGCTTCAATCCTGCCCACAGCTTGTCCATATTCTCAATCCAGGCAGCTTCATCGATAACCATCAGCGACAACGCCTCTGAACGGCCGGCGTCACTGCTTGTTGAGATTGCCTTTACTTGTGATTGGTTGTCTAGTTTAAAGTTGTTTCTGTTGTCGATGTTGATCTTTGATATCGTAAGCCACTTTGGCAGACTCTTCATTGCCAGTTTCACTTTACGAACTAGATTGCCGGCTGTGTCGAGCTTGGTGGCCATGACAAGGACATTTTTGCCACGGTGGAACAAGATAAGCCAAGCAATATAGCCGGAAATTGTCGTTGAGATACCAAGCTGTCGGGCCTTGAGAATGATATTAAACCTATTCTTCTTGAAATCCTTAACAACTTCCTCTTGAAAGGGGTAAAGACTAAAAGGGATCAAGCCCCGCATCGGGTGGATAATTTTTACATAATTGTTAATAAAATAGACAGGATCCTTACCACATTTAAGGATCTCTTTTTTGATTTCTGATTTGGTTAGTTTTCTTGCCATTAATCATTTTTTATTTTTGCGTTCTTTGGTCGCTTGTCTGTCGATAGAGCCAGGAAATCCGCCACTGCCTTATCAACCGTTCTTGGGCCCGTGTTTCCACTCTGATCGCCAACTGGCTCATTTGTATTACCAATCTTATATACTTTACTGGCTGTCACCCAGTTTCTAATATTTGATAACCTTTGAATCTTCGCTTCACAATCGCCCTGTGAAACTAGCTTGAGCGCTCCTTTGGCGTGCTTCTTATATTCTTTCTTAAGGAACTTAGCAATGTCGGCAAACTTATCTTCAATGTCGCGCTCAAACTTCTTTGGCCCATCGCGATGAAGATCCTTCATGCTAACCTCTCCATGATAAGAAACAATAAGCTTGTCACTGCCAAACCGAATACAAAAACCGTCCATGATACCACTTCTGGAATCTAATACAACGTTGTCAACTTCTCTATTCAGTCCGATCTTAACAGGTTCGCCCTTGTCATCAACTGCTCCATCATAAGAATTCTGCATTGCTGACGAAATGGCGTTAATGATGTCCATCACGTTATTCGTTTTCTTCTCTTTTGACATTGTTTGGCCTCCAGCCACTTTTCCAACGTTCTTCCATGCGATGAACGTATTTTATGTAACACTCGTAACAACAACCAAACTTAGTCTGATAGATGTCGTCCATTAAATTAAAAGAGTAAACTTCACAAACTTCACAAACCCTTTCAATTTCTCTATTAATTAGTTTCGAGCTTATGAAAAGTCCGTGGGACTGCTGCTCAAGCTCCTTCGATGTCTTTATGAAATCTTCCTTAAATAACTCTTTTGTCTGCTCAATGTACTCTCTTTCTTTATCTTCGTTCCAAAACTTAGCAGGGTTGATAGTTGACAATTCGCCATATTTCTTACCAATTGCCCGCTCAAGAGCGGCTATGTAGTTATAATTTTTAGACATTAATTGCTGCGATCCACTTGTGTGGCCTGTCCGAGTGCCCACGCTGATGCCAGAGTGATTAGTATTCCACCGATGACCCCTCCAGAAAACCACCACATTGAGTAATCCTTGTGGTCTAAAACCTGCTTCTCAAGAGATGTCATCCTGTTGTCTTTAATCTTCCCTATCTCATTATACCTCTTTTGGGCTGCCTCTTTAGAGGCAATAACAGATTGCAGTTGAGCTTTGTGCTTGGCGTCTTTCAAGGCCAAAGCGTGCTCTTTATCAATTTTGTGTCTAGCTTCGGAAGCTTCTCGGCGGGCAGACATAACCGCATCAGCTTTATAATCATAAACCAATCCATTAAAAGGAGCGGCTTGCCCCTTCTTGATTGGTGCTATTCTTCCTTGTTGTGTGAAAGCTGCCGTTGGAAACAGCAGGATAGTGATTGCGGTTATTACTGAGATAACACGCTTAATCATCTATGTGTACCACCTGAAAGCCAAACTGTTCTGCAATTTCTGCTGCCCTGGCTTCGGGATCATCGACTGTTCTTTTTATAATCTTCTCTACTTTCTTTCTTTCCCATTCGCGCAAAGTAAGATTTTGTTCTTTATACTCTTTGTCCAGTCTTGTCACTATATTGTAATAGTCTATGAGTATTTTATCTTTTTTCTGATTCTCTTCTTCTCGAATCTTCTCTAGGGCTTCAACCTCTTTTTTGTGAGAATCCTTAGCGTCGGCCAAAAGCCTAGTTGGTTCTCCGATGTCCTCTCTAAAGATTCGCCACAAGATTACAGACGCAATAATCGAAACTGGAACATACCAATATGCCTTAATCCATGCCCAAACTTTTTTAGCCGTTATCCACATTTGGTTTTAACACACTTGCCATTTTATGAGAGCGATCAACATAAGCTTCTGAGCCAACATATGCTGTTGATATTGTTACCCAAGCCCAAACCGGAACCCACATCAAATCTACGATCGGTCCCAAAATGAAAAGGATTGTAGCGATTAAAAATACTTGCCATTTTCGTGAGTGCCATTTTAGTAGTGCCTTCTTGATTCCCATTTTACTATATTCCTTTTGGTTTGTTAAGGTGTTGGAACTGGATTAACTGCTGGTTCCCGCTCTGGACACCCACAATCACCATACCAATCTTCATCTTCTTCTCGGATTGGATCAATTATATTGTCCAACTCATTCTCGACTTCTTCTCGGATAATTTGAAGTAATTCTGTTCTGCTGATGTTCATATTATGATTGTCTCACTCGTTTATGTATGCAAATCCTTTTTTCTTCTCAATTGAAATCTCTCGATCCACAATATCTTTCAAAGCGCCTACATGAGTAATTATCATGCAAGTGTCAAAATATCCTTTCAACATTTCAATAATTCTTGAAAAGCTCTCTAAATGATCCTCGTCCAGAGCCGACCCTGGCTCATCCAAAATCAACACATTGCACTTTGGCATGTTGCTAATACTTAGAATTGCAATCCTAATTGCCATAGCTGCAAGGGTTTTCTCTGCTCCCGAACCATTTTCTAGTGGCTTTGGTTGATGTTTCGGGTGTTGAATGTAGATATCAAGCTTGTTGCCGTCCGTTTCGAAAAACACCTTAAAGTCAACGATATTGGCCAAGACTTTAGCAATCTCGTCATTAACGTGTGGCAGCGCCTTCTTAATGATATCAAACGCGATACCGTTGCTGTGCATACATCGCATGAATAGATCCGCAGCAGAATGCTCCAGGCGCAACCTCTCAACTTCTTCCTTTTGTTCGTTGGAATTCTTAACTCTTTCCTCTAAAGAACCGTGAGTCTTATACAGCTCTAAAATTTCTTCAGAGCATTTTTTCATTTCATCTTCTTGGTTCTCTACTTCTTTGGCTAGTTTTTTCTTTTGCCTTTCAAGTTTGTGGTGGTTTTCGATAGCATCTTTATTCTCATTATAATATTCAATTTTTTCCTGCAAATCCACTATCTCTGATTCGTGCAAGTTGATTTCATTAATGCTCTTTTGGATCAGTAGTTTCTTCTTCACAATGTCAGATTCGTGTTCTCTCTTCTTATCAACCAGATCATCATACTTTTTAATATAATCCTTAGCTGCGGTGATATTCAAGTCATCAATGTATTTGTCCAGAGCTTTGAATTCAAGCTCAAGTTCTCGTATGTTCTTTTCCAAACCATCAATCTTTTTCGAAGACTCATAGGCGTCTTTGATAAACTTACAAGTTGCCAAATAAGAATCTCCACAGGGAATTCCCTCAATCATCTTCTTCTTGTTCTGATAGATTTTAAAGGTCTTCTTTTTGTCTGTGATGTGATTGTCTAGGGCTGCCCACTCAAGAGTCTTAGAAGCCTCTTCCTCGACAACAGAGCGGTATTCATCAATGTTGAACTTCTGAAGAAAAGTGTCTGCGTTAGCTACAAAGGTTTTGCTGTTGTCTATCTGTGTTAGCAGCAAATCGTTCATCTCTTTCTTTGTTATAACGTCTCGGAGAAAGGAATCTCTTGATGACACAATGCTGTGAATGTTAATTGGATCTGTTGGGATTGAATCAATCTTTCTCTGGTTCTCTTCTATTTCTCCTCTCAGAGTTGTTATCAATTCTTGGAGAGCCTCGCACGCCGACTTCTTGCCAGCCGTTTTAATTTCATTCTTTGCTAGTTCTAACATGGAAGCTTTAATGTTTGAATCATAATCATGATCGCCCATCTTCCTAAGCAGAGCTTTTGTTTCGGCAGCGTTCTCGTGCGCCAACTTAAACTTCTGTTCGAACAACTCTAAGTCCAAGAACTTAGCGAGGATCTCCTTTCTCTTTGTTGAGCCCTCGTTGATGAACTTAAGAGCCCCAAGTTGTGGCATTACGGAAGTCAAGAGGAAATCCTCAATTGTTCCAAATACTTTACGGATCTCTCTATCAGTGGCTGCTCGGTCTGTGGAGTTTAAAACATTTGTTTGCCCTGAAATTGTGTCATAAGACGTAAAATCTACTTCTGTTTTTGCCTCGTCTGTCACTTTCCCTCTGAGCTTTTTGACATACTTCTCAGATTTACGAACAATCTTATATACTTTAGCACCAACCTCGATTTCAATTTCTCCAGAGCCAATTTGGCGATGTTCGTTGATGACATTGAAGTTCTTTCTAATGTTTTTAGCAGTTGAGTTAAACATAGTATACAAAAGAGCATTAATAACAGAACTTTTGCCACTATAGTTCTTGCCAAAGATGCCAACAACTCCCGACAGACCTTCAAAATTAATATAATTGCCACTACCATAATTGAATAGGTTATCCCATTTAAAACTCTTGATCTTCCACGAAATATTTCTTTGGGTTTCTTCGCCCTGCTTGGCCAACAAATTGTACTTTTTATTTAGAGTAAATACTTCCTTCAAAGATTCGGAGGTCACACTATAATCTTGAAGATACTTTTCAATGAGCTGTTCTTGAGTGCTTACTTCCCGCAAATTCTTATTAAGAATTGAACTTACTTCGCTTTCTACATTAATCCTCTCCGAATTGGAGCGATTCAAATATGATACGATCTCTGGCTTATATTTATATTTTGCTGCCTCCATGGCCCGACGTATAACGTGTAACGACAACTTAGTTTCTGAGATAAGTCTTAGACGAGCGCCCTTTGGAAGTGTTCGCTTGTATGGCAGCCTGCCGTCTTTTGTTAGCGTAATGGAAACAAATGGTTTTGGGTTGTGTAGTTTAATGTGTTTGCATGTAAAGGCGTCCTTGTCTTTAATGTCCCAAAACAGAAAACCTTTATCGTTTGTTTCTCCAAAGTTCTGGCAAATCAAGGAGCCGGGATATCTCGCCTTGCCCTTCTCATCTAAAGCTTGATTGGTTTTGTGAATATCCCCAAGCAATGCATAATCGAACTTTTGAAGGAAGTCGAGGCTGATCTCTCCGTGTTCCATTGTCCAGCCGGCGTCTGTCTTTGCTCCTTGGACTGCGCCATGATACAGAGCAATATTAACCATTTCTGGATTGGTTGGAGCCGTCCAGCTCTCGGGGTCCAATATGGACAGAGTATTGAAAGCAAACCCATTAAGGAATGTCTCATCAGAATTCTTATGATAATGAATATTATCATGATTCAAAGCCTCGATGATTGGGCTAACAGAGTCGAGCCTGTTGGTATTCTTCACATTTGTGTCGTGATTGCCCAAAATAACATGCAATGGCGCAATGTCTGCCAGATTCCTGAACAGATCTGAAACCATCTTATACGCTTCTGGAGAAATCTTTGACTTCGTGTGGAACGTGTCACCAGTATTCACAATGATGTCTGGCTTTAATTGCTTCGCTTTCTCGTAGAGTTCTGTAAAAACTGTCTTGTATTCATGATGATACTTATAATTTCTCACATGAATATCGCTTATCTGTAGTATTTTCATTTAATTAACCTTCTCACAATTGCTAAAAAACTCTGTATCAACCAGGGTCGGCCCATAAGAAATAACATACACTTCTCTGCCCATTGGTCCGCGATTTATGAATACGTCTCCCTCTTCAATATTCATTTCCAATCACCCATTTGCCATTGCAGATGCGAAAAGGCTCCACGAATCTGACAGCGTAGCCTCTTGTTTTCTTTTCACAAATTGTTCCTTTGTCATCTCACCCACATCTGGAAAGCCAAACGTATTGATAACATACACTGTCAAGCCATAGTGCAACAAAAGCTCAACGATTTTGTCCTGCTTCTTTCTTGCGTCGTGGTCCAAAGCCATATAGACTGTCGTATTATTTTCAACCAATCTCTTGAACAATAAATCCATCTCTCTCAGAGTTGATCCCAGAAGGGGAACACTGTTCTCGCCTGCGACGATAGCATCAAACACTCCCTCAACTATTGTGATTTCTTTGGAGAAATCCAAGCTCAATTCATTAAACACAATTTCTTTTTTTGGTTGGCCGGCATTCATATACCTTGGCCACGCGCCATCATAAGCTCGCCCAATAAAATAATTTAAATCTCCATTGAGATCAAACGATGGAACAATGATTCTGCCAGCGTGCGTGCCTTTTGTGCAAATTCCGACCTTCCACGTTAACAAGTCTGAAAATGAAATTCGGCGCTTCTTGAGATATGCCATGGCTTTTCTAGAGCCACGAACTTTCTTCCTCGTTGCAAGCGAAACGAATCCGTCTGGTAATGTAACGATCTGTTTTACTTTTTCCTCTTTTTTGAAGAGATTTTCTAAATTAATATCTCCGATTTCAGACAAATCAACCGAATCTGTTATGCGCGCCCATTCTCTAATATGATGAGCGCTACCAACCTGACGAACCAGCGTCTTGATGCTTCTGCCAGCCTTGTCGCAAATCCAGCATTTCCATTTGCCTTTGGAAAAGTTAATTGATAATTTCTTTTTATTGTGTTTGCAAAACGGACAAGTGTAGATATGTTCGTCACCTACGACGAGACACTGCCCGAGCAAGCTTTGTATAAAAGTGAGCTTATTCATGGATCAAGTGTACCAGAATCCATGAATCGCGTCAATCGATATGTTATTAAGTTCAGAATCAGCCAACTTTGCTAATGGGCCTTGCGGAATCTTGATTAATAGTTTATTGTGCTATAGCTTCTTTTGCGGAATCTACGACCGAACTGGCACCGGATCGAAGATTATCAACCACATCGCCAAACTTAAAGCTGCAAATCCACTTAGTTAGTGGGTCTCTCAATGATTTGGTTGCATTGTTGACCATGCCACCGACATACTCTCGGGCTGTGCCGCCGACCAAATCATAAAGGATTCCATTTGGTTCATACCCAACCATATCTGCCAGATTATCAATGGCAAAAACTTCAGTTATGGTTTCGGTAATTGCTCCAAGAATAACTTCAGTTGTGGTTTCACAATCTCCGGAGAAAACACCCTTCCAATCTTCCAGCGACATGTTACCAATAGCATTCTTCAAAGCTCTGAACAAGATGGAGTTGGGTTCAACCCCAAGAGCTTCCAGAAGTTTGGCAAACAACCATTCTTTGATATTTTCTAGCAAGGCGTCGAAAAGACCTTCATCAAGTCGATTGATAATCCTTGCGTCGGCTTGATCCCGACTTAGACCAGACTCTAATAGCTTGTCATACTCTCGCAGCAAGGTTAGGCGGGCCTTTTCTTCGTTTAGGAGAGAAACGTATTCCTCATTCACAATTTTTTTAAGTTTTGATTTTTGAATCTTCATATAATAATTAGTCGTTAAGTCTGGTAAAGGCGGCCTTTGCAACAACAAGGCTATCTGCTCTATCGTATGTTCCCGGTTTGGGATTTCCCTTGTGTGTCAATTGTGATTATTTGATTTTCATGTTACTTGTTGAGTGCGAGCAATAAGTGCAAAGGCGGCTTGAAGATCGGCTCTGCGAAATTCGCGGCGATCCGGCGGCTGAACTCTGGCGATTGCCGGTAGCAATTCAGTCTCAATTCTATTCTGCATTTCTTCTGTGTTAACGCTGGGATCTTGTTCAGCCTCTTTAAACCACTTGGCAACAGTGAACGCGCTCACTGGAGCAACCGCGAGAGAACTAACAAGCTCCAAATCCAAAAAATACTCAGCCTCTACGGCGCTATATCCAAGCATTCTTGTGATGGCTGAAATTTGTTTCCAATATTTGCCGTTTCCATACGCTGGGCTATTGGCATATTTACTATGAATTTTATCAGCCTCCTCTCTTGAAATGCCAGTTTTCATCATATTTCCTCTAGCATCAGCGCCTTCTACAATCTTTAACTTTTTAGAGCCCATTACTCTATGAACTTCTTCTTTGATAATTTCTTCTTTGATAATCTTAATTAAATGTCTTCTATTAATTTTCACAACAATGTTCTCCTAAAGCTATAATAATTAGTCTTTAAGTTTCAAAAAACCAGCCCTTGCAACAATTAAACTATCCGCTCTATCAAACGTCCCGGGTTTCGGGTTGCCTTTGGGCGTCAACTCATAATTGAATGTCTTCTCGGTCTTCTCAACCCACTCAAGCACCTTCTTCTTCGCGTCCTCGCCTCTCTTTGGTTTAATGCCGCAAAGCTTTCGTGCTGAGCGAACTGGAATGAATTCGGGCTCGATTCCATATATGTCGTAGGTTAGCCACCTAACTGCTCCGGCAAACTGATTAAGCTTTGCAATAGTGTTCGCTGATGATTTACCGCCAGCAAAACGCTGAACCGGCTCTTCAATAAAAATGTGGTCGATATGAACCTTTGGGAACAACTTAACAAATACATCGTCAAGCATGTCCATCTTTTTCATATAACTCTTTTCTTTGTGCGTCCGGATTGCTTCACAATAAATTACTTTTCCCTTGTCGTCGAGCACGGTAATTCCCGTGCAATTGGTGCTTACGTCTAATCCTAAAATCATTTAACTCTCTGTTTTTATAAATCTAATTTGAGTTTTATCGTATAATCTTGCGAATTCTTTTTAAGAATCGGATTTGCAAGCTTCGCTATTGCAATCATGTTTTTGTTATCATCATAAATTGCAACCTTTGAAATAAACGTTTGTGGTTCAAATGATTCCTTGTATCCAGTATACGATGAAGAGACGATGTTCTTAATCACAACCTCTTCATCCTCGACATACAGTTGGGAACCACTCTTTTTCACAAATATTTCAGAGAATGATTTACTTACAAATGCCTCCTTATACTCAACGTATGTTGGATTGTTAGACCAATTCAGCTCATTTTTAGGAGCATGCGTCAACATTGTCAACACTGGAGTATAAGTCGTTCCTTTAAATTCCAGATGGTATGACGACGACGCAGGTGCATAAATTGAAGATGTTGACTCTGGTTTATAATATGACGTTCCCGTAACCTTTGATTTATATGCCCCGAAGTGTATCCACCTGGGCTTATCAATCCAGTTTGCATTTGCTACTTGGGCGGCGCCGGTTGGAGCAAAATACCCATCCACTAGCTTATAAGAGTTGTCTAAGTTATAACTCGCTGTAATAATGATGGCACCTTCATTATACATTACCATGCCGATTGTGTGTCCAGCAGAGGATCCAGTAGTTTCGATCAGTTGTCCATTCCTGTTGATGTCTTGGGCGCGAGCCAACAAAGAGCCTGTGTAATAAAACTTCAGGTCGACGCTGCCCTTCTTTATCCCAGACCCATAGAAGATTGATGGAATCTCAATCAAACTTGTGTACTCGTTCATCATGATGCTGGCAGTATTGTTTACATATCTAGAATCACGAATGTCGGGTGCATTTGGAACTGGCGCGGCGGATCGGCCCGGGGATTGAGCATAAAATCTAGCATGTGGAATGCCACCGCTTGCCATAATGTATCTATCAAAATTATAATATGGGCTTAATGGTCTGTAGCTATCATATGAATTTCTCAAAGAAATAAACTTTTGTATTGTTCCAGACAGAAATGGTTTAAACTCATCAATACCAGCAGTGATTGAACTTGAATAGACATTGATGTAATTGCCGCCGCTGCCAAGGTCAGCATCCAACTGTGCCTTAATCAAAGATCTTTGAATCGAAGCAGTTATCGGATACTTAAGATAAGTTTCATCGCCCTGATTGAACGCAGCATTAGCAGCTGAAGATTTTGCAACCCTCTTAAAGGCCAAGTCTTCTGTGTTGTCGCCCTTATAAATTGCGCCCTTGATAAGCTGGCCACTACCAGTTAAAGGGTTGCGATCAACATTAAGCTCATATAGTGAAATGGATCCGGTGGGAACATTTTGTCCGTCATACACTCTGTTGTTAATATAGGACGTATTCCAGTATTGCTTTATTACATATTTCGGATGTGATTTGATTACATTATGAAATACGTCATTGGGACCAAATTTATACATCTACCCTCTGCCCCAAGATATATTAATAATCAAGTCTTACACGAATTGTCAACTCAGTATCGGGGTTCTTCTTCAAAGGCTCTGACAATTTGGCAACCGCTAGCGTTTCACCATCCGGTGCATGCAATCCAATGGTTGTGATATAAGTTGTCGGAGCGTTAAGCTTGTTATCGTTTTTAACGCGAATCTTTGAGCCAGTAATGTAAGTCGGGTTAGAACTATAATTGAACTCATTGTGATTTGCTCTAACGAAATACACTGTTGAGTTAAGCTCAGTTGTGTTCCTAAATTCCATATCGTAGATTCGGCGCCTAACACCATCACAAATCTGATCAATCGAAGAAGACTGAACAGCCTCTTCCCAATCAAAAGTCTCATGCTGAGAAGCTGAAAACACTGTCGTGCTGTTGTCCCAAATAACGGGAGCTTCATTGTCGGTGTCCGCAATGAGTCCAGAACCTGATGGATCTAGGACAACAACGCCGGCCTGATAGAAAATCAAACCAACCTTACCAAGGAACGAGGTGTCTCCCTCTTTGTATAGAATGGCATAGTCGCCAGCCGGTGAGTTGGTAAAATAGTTCGTCTTTGCATTGAGATCTTTGATCGTCAACTTCTCTTCAAAAATACCAACCAAAGAAGACGAAGCTGGGTGAGAAGAAGACAACTCCCACGTTGATGCTGTAGCTAGAATTAATTTGAAAGTCTCTTTTTCAATCTCATCTTTAACGAGTAGTCGCGTCAGAGGCATGATAATACAGCTATGCATTTGCTTTGTGCTCTCATTCAACCCGTCATGGTTGAACGGTAGGATAGAACCAGTCTTATCGTGTCCCATCAAAACCTGAGCCATCTGAGAGTATATGTTGCGCTTCTCGTCGTCGTCAGCACTAGAGGTAACTGGTCGAGAACCGCTTACTCCGAAATCTCCAGAAGGCCACACGCCGACTGTTAAATCAAAGATGTGATTCGCAGAAGAGCTTAGATATGGATAATCATAAACAGACTGAAACATTCCGTGTGTGTATTTCTGGATGTTCGCGTCCGATGTGTATGTCCCTGATACCACACTTCCTGTAATAGGAATAACCTCATGAAGCCTTGTCTGTACGGCTTTAATGTCGTTCGGAGTTAGTGTTTTTAGTGTTGTTGCCATAATATTATCCTTTAGCTATTCTCTCTAATAAATCTGATTGGAATATCAAGTGACATTCCCGTTTTGTTTCCCCGAACTCTAACGATTGAATCTAACAGACGGGCTTGGGCATCACCGTTGGGATTCGTTGTTGCTGATGTCTGAGTGAAGAAGTCCGAGTCAGTTGTGCCAAACTTCTTATGTAGAAAGTCGCTGTTAGACAAATGGTCTGAAGCTCGAATGCCGAATTTGAATCTCTTGCCTCTCGAACCTGCGACGAGAGAGCCGCCAGAAGTAGCGCTTGGGAACCCAGTGAAATAGACACCATCGTCAACAAGAAAATATGTTGCAATGTTATCATTGTCGATAAACGACTCTTGGGCATCTTCGCCGTCGGGTGAAACAATCTTTCCAAACCTATCATCAATCTGAACAACGAATTGGGTTTCGTGCAAATCTGCCGGGACAACAACTGTGAACAAGAACGGAGGCTCGTTTGAATCAATGCCCTGATCTAACACAACTAGTTGTGATGGGGCTGAAGCTTTATCTGAATCTCTGCCGTCGATAAACCCTTGGGGCAGCGTTGAGTACGCGTTATATACACTGTCTGTGCAAACAATTACATACATCTCGGGATTGTCACCTGTTGCGAGGGGGTTGCCTGCATCCGGGCCTTTCTGCGCTGAAAATGTGTTAATCTTCAGTATTGGTAGGTAAAGCAGATCATTTCTTGCGATTGTCATTAGTTTGTGCTTGATCGCTGTCGGACTATGTGAGATTGCCTCAAGAATCGGACTTCTCATAATGTCCAAATCTGCGTATGGAGTTGAAGCGTTGTTGTTAAATAACGAATAATTAATCTCATCGTCACCTAGAGAGAATCCAGTAATTTTAAAGCTACCATCTCCCCTAGCTAGTCGGCGGCGTCCTGATTCTGTCAACACAGCATCCAAAATGATATCACCACTATTCTTAAGAAACCCCATAATATTTTTCCTCTCTACAGCTTGTCATTAATAATTAGTACCATAAGTAAAAACAATTCTTAAGTTCAACCCTATGTTGAGTTAAAAATTGTTGGTTGCTAATTTGTAAGGTCATGCAGGGCCTATATCAAAGGGGGGCTCATCTTCACCGGGAGGCAAAGCATCACTAGAGGAACCTGGGCCTGCGGCTGGATTCCAAGCAAGTAATACTTCACTTCCAACTGGTGGCAGTGTGTCGACTTTGTAATTCTTTCGGAATGATATATTCAAGTCTATAACTTTATTTGTCTTTCTAGATCTAACCCTGAATTTGTATGTTGGTCTTGTTGAAGACCTTCCTAAAATTATTGGATTAGCTCCAGTCTCGGCATTGATGTCTCTCTCAAATTCCCTGAACACGCTCTCCTCCAAATAACCTAAATCGTTAGTGATTCTGTTTGGAGCGGACTGTAAGAAAGCTGGCGAGATTGCCAATGCCTTATTAAATGTAATGCTGGTTTTCTCTTTTTGCTTTTTGGCTATGTCGATATCTCTGATAACAGGAAAAACAGATCCGTCTTGGTCAACCAACTCAAGCTCAAAGATTGCGGAAGGCAAAGAGTCTTGCCCGTGAACACCTCTGGCTACTGCCATATAATAATACTTAGTATTCGGCAGCGGGTTGTCAACAAAGAAGGCTTTGTTGGTTGTGTCCACTTTCTGTAAAAATTCTGCTGCGAACATATCTAAATAACTTTCTGGTCTTTTGGTAGTCCGATACAAATAAACCTCTTTAACCGGCTCTGCATCATCGAATGCCATCTTGTCTCTTGGTGTCGTCCAGAATTCGTTTGTTAGCCTCAAAAACTCTCTCTGCTTTTCATACTTGGTGTGAGGTTCGACAACAACATCTCTAACGAATCTTCCCGTTCCCGGTTGGAACACAAACAAGAACTTATCACTGACTGCTCTGTATGGCCACAAGGAAACAACAGGAGATACAGTAACCGGGGCACGGACAAAGACCTCTGGTGCTCTGTCTGGTCGAATTAAGGGGACACTAAACAGTTTGGTGACTGGTCTGGTTTTCACACCAAAAGTAACCTGATTAAACCAGCCTTCCAGCTTTCCTTTTTTCTGTTGTGCTTTCAATTTTGGAGTTGCTGACAAATCAAAGCCACCCTTTGTCGGGCCGAAATATGAATATTTTGTTCCATGCACAATCAAGACCACGCTAACGTTATAATAATATTTCTTGTCATATTTTATTTGTCCATCAATGTATTCAACATTAAACTTCTCTTTGTCATGTGGAATAAATATCGACTGGATGATATCGCCCTTCTCTTTGTCAAACTTATTGGTCAAGCTCTTATCAATTCTAAATCCAACAACCTCAACTTGAGATAGGTTGCCGGCCAGCAGATCGTTGAATGTTCTATATTGAATAAACTCTGTTACCTTCCCTAAAGTATTATATTCGTTCGCACTGTTTATCCTTGTGGAGTGCTGGCCTGTTGATGTACTGTCTGGGCCGAATATTTCATCTGAAAGATGTTCTCCATTCATGTGCTTGAAAGAAAAGATTGCCGTGCCGGGGCCTGACAGGTTTTCGCCCGTTGCTGTTGTTGACGGACCTATGATTAATTGGTCGGCATTCAAGGTGTCCAAGAACTCTTCGCTTTCTTTTTCTCCGTCCCACCTAATAAACTTAGTTTTGCCCAACTTATCAATAGGTTCGGACAGAGGCCAAGGCACCGTCGGTTTATTATTCGTATTCAGATAATAATCAAACAACATATAAGCTTTTGTATACAGTTTGGTAAACTCGTCTGCCTTACCGGATGGGCCGGGGATTGTCAGACTCTCAATCTTATCCGGAGCAATCTCCACAACATTGTTGGTCTTAAGTGTAACAGAGAGCGGTGGCTTTCTGCTAACTATTGATTCTTGTTCAATCTTTCTTCCGAAAAGATTAGTAACTTCTTTCTTCTCCTTACGAAGTCCGACAACGGCCTTACTTGAAAATTCATTTAGATTCTTTCTTCTAAAATACAAGCGCTTCAGAGCTGGATGGTTTTTCGTACCAGTGTCGCAACCAAGGCCCTCGGGGGGCGACTGATCGCCAGAACTAAGCTCTTTTGTTGTTACATCACCGGAGTAAACAAAGTTCAACGATGATTCGTTTTTGTCTTCTGGTATGTTTTCACACTTTGGCTCATATCTATCGTATTCTGGATTCAGTTCCAAAACATTTTTGGAATCTTCCTCTTCAATCTTGCCAGAATCAAACGAGTTTAATCTAAATGTAAAATCATCATGTTCTTCCTTCATCGAGTTGCTCAAAATTGCAATCATCACTTCAAAAATTGGCTGGTTAAGCCACGAAGACCACAACAAATCTGACTCAGACATAAATTCTTCTATCTCTTTGCTTATCTCAATTTGCCACACAAACGTCTCTCCAGAAGGATCTGTTATATCTTCTGTAAGGGTTGAATTCGACTGAATTAAATCAAAAATACCAATCGTTCTGAAATCTGCGGCATGAAGGATGTGTTGAAAATCTTTATGGGCGCTCATTACTTTTGCGTAATATGAAATAAATGGTAGCTTCTTATCGTTGGACTTACTATCTTTCCAAATCTTCCAACTATTATACATCTTGTATTTGCCCTTTAGAATTCCTCCAAAAGAATAGCCAGAGCTTTTCTTCCACACCTTGCCGAGAGCTAGTCTAAAGACATCTTTTACTTCGTCAATATTATTAGCAAAAACTACATCAGGGTCAAACAATAAGTGTTCGTTTGTTTTTAACTTCTTAGGGGGTATCTTCAAGATATCAACCGGCTTCTTAGAAGCCTTGCTCGCAGCACTATCAATTGGCGGTGGCGGAGGGGGCGGTGGTTTGAGAAGCTTTACCTGCTCCCTGACAACTGCTGTTGTTAGTTTCTTGCGCCTGACGTTTATAGAGTCTCTTCTGGACGATATTGATGAAACAAACAGTTCAACCTTAGAAACAGATTTTCGTGCCAAGTCTGTTATTTTTTGTGCAGTCGTCTTTACGATCGGCAAAATGGTACTATTGTATTGTATTTTTGGATTAGAAAGAACCTTAACAATGATGTCTGGGTCTTTATCTATTGGAGCACTTAACTTGCTAACCTCAATTTCTTGAGCCTCTATGATTCTATAATCTGAGGAAATGATTCTTATCGTGTTGTCTATTGCTAGTGTTATCTTTTTGCAGCCCTCGACCTTGCACGACTCTCCCATCTTTGCTTTGAGTTCATAAACATTCTTCAAAGCCTCAAGCGATGCTTCACGAGCAGTGAGAATTGAAATAGTATGGTTCAATAGGTTTCCAACAAGCTCATTTCGCTCATCAGATATGGTCAACAACTCGTTAGCAGAAGCTCTAGCTTTTACGGAAGTAAACCTTGCAATAAAATCAGTCTTTTGTTCTTCATAAATCGGAAGAGATTCTTCATATTTTTCTATGTCTGCTTTGGCTTGTCCAATAAGAGATTTGACTTCTTTCAGATCGCTCTTAACCTCTGTGAACTCAACCGGATCTTTAAGATTTACAACTTGAGTAAGATCCGAAATAGTTCCCAGTTCTTCAGCGAAGGCAGCTGCTACTGATGCGTTATCTTTAGCTATTTTTGCTGCGGCTTCGGCGGCTGCTTTGGCTGCTGCCTCTTCTTCTTCCTTTCTTTTCTTTTCCTTTAGAGCTTGTTCCGCTGCCGCTTTGGCTGCTGCTGCTGCGGCGGCGGCTGCTGCGGCAGCTTTCTGTGCTGCTAGTTTGTCGGCGGCTGCTTTGGCTGCGGCTGCTTTGGCGGCTTTGTCGGCAGCTTCCTTGGCAAGTCGCTCAGATTCTTCCTTGGCAGCTTTTTCTATAGCAGCGGCTTTGGCTGCGGCTGCTGCGGCTTCCTTTGCTAGACGTTCTTTTTCTTTAGCTTCTTTAGCTTGCTTGGCAATCAGGGCTTTCTTCTCTGCTTCAGCTTTAGCTTTAGCGGCGGCTTCTTCGGCGGCCTTCTTTTGGGCGGCGTCTTTCGCTGCCTTGGCGGCTTCTTCGGCTTCTTTCGCTGCCTTGGCGGCTTCTTCGGCTTCTTTCGCTGCCTTTTCCGCAAGCTCGGAAATAGAAGGGGCGGTTCCAAGTAGGTTGTCCCTCCTCATTTGTGTTAGGTGAGGAAGATCTTTCGGAAACTCAACCATGAAAGAAAGGTCTTGATAGCCAACTCCAGAAACATATACCTCAGTTTGGGTGTCAATACACTCTTGTACTCCAGATGCGCCAACGCTATCTACATCTCTATTGCAAATATTCCATCTGTATTGTGCGGTTGACAGAGCTGCCTGCGTAAACTTCTTGAGGTCAGCATCAATCGCAATTTCTTTCTCTGCGTTCTCGATGACGTTCTCTTCTTTTGTTTTAATTTCTAATTCATCAACAGATGTGTTGGATTTATCTTCTGCTGATGTGGTGACTTCTGCTTCAACAAGACCTGAGAATTTAACTTTTGCCTTCTCTAATGTGTCTTCTGCTAAGAAAGAAACTGCCTCTTTCACAAGGTTGTCTTGTGTCTCGTTTGGATTCTTCTCTAGCGCTTTGTCGATAAAGTTTTCTACTGATGTTTGTATATCTTGAGAGATCGCAGTAAGGCTGTCCGATATAATGTCTTCTTTCTTGCCAGACATTTCAGCGCTGACTGTTGATTTAATTGTGGGTTCTATTGTTTTCAGTTTCGAAATAACAGTGGTTTCATCTAATATTACGCTCTGTTCTTGTGCTGCGCCTTTTAAAGTTTTCTTAGTTATCTCAGGAACGTTCTTAGTAATTGATGTGTTGATGATCTTAGTAGACTCTTTTTTCAGCAATTCCGTAGAAGATGAGACAACAGATTCAAGGACTTGTTCGGCGACTTCTTCTTTATTAACTTCTGATTTTTTGACTGGTAGCACAGTCTCTTGAATTGGGAGAGATTCTGGTTCTGTCGCCTGCTGTGTTTGTATTGGCTGAACAACCTTTGTGTTGTCATTTTTGATCACCAATTCAAAATCAAGAGAAAAAGGAGCATCTCCGTTTGAAAAAATTACATTGATTCTAAAAGCGCCGACAGGAGCAGAGTTGCCAACACCGCTTAGAATTCTTGCGGGTGGAGCCTCTCTGACCGAAATCCAAGATGATTTAAATTCTCCAACGTCAGATCCGGGTTCAAGATCTCCAAACTCAACGCGTTGGACTGACATTATACCTTCGGCAAAGATATCAATAACTTGCCATGGGTCATTCCAGGTAGCCTTTACATTTTTCAAAACTGGCATAATTTACTTCTCTATATAAAAATACTTGTCTCTGTAATCTTCTGCCAAGGATACTCTAGCCAAATACATGCTACCCGCAGGCAGAGATTCTATAGAAGAAAGATTTAGTCTTCTCCAGTTCTCCGACGTTATTGATTCAAACTCTTCTAATAGATCGGAATTATAACCCTTCAGGTACTCAATAAATACATCCTCTACGAAAAAGGCTCCCTCTAAAACGAAATCAGACTCATCCTTGGACGGATTATCTGAAACGGCTGAGCCTTCAGTTTTTGTTTTAACATCGGCGCCACCTTGAGGTAACAATTTACTGTTAACAACGCTTTGAGAAAAGGTTCTGAACATGGAAAGCTGGCCCTTTCGAAACTTTAGAATACTTTCAATTTTCGGAGACTGCTGGTACATCAATTTAATATCGTTTGAATTGATCCTCTTCAAACCAGAACCCATCTCCTTTAGCTCGCTCATGTCAAATTCAGTATCATAGATCCTTCGAGAAACTAAATATTCTTTCTTTAAAATCCCAACATGGTCGGCGACCTCTTTCGAGTTTAATTTTAGTTTGGTCATGCTAGCTGTCGCTGTCTCTTCTCTGTATTTCCTTGCTGAAGATAGATAAGAGTCTAGTCTTCTGTCGTATTGATCTGCTAGGGCTTGTAGGTCGTGTTGTAACATTACGACGTTTTCTTTCAGAACCCCAACTTCGGATGACTCGTCAACAACTGCTCTCAAAAACTCAAACTCGCTTGGTAGCTTGGAATCAAATATGTCCATTACTATAATGAACAATTTCGACATTTCGTTGTTTAATTCAACACCAGTAAATGTCGAAAGATTATTGTGTACATCCCTCATGTCTTGAAGAATCTTTTTAGCTTTTTTGATTGTTGGGTCAAACGTTGTAATGTTTGCTGTGTATTTGTATGTGGACTGAATATTGATTCCAGGGTCCACTCCGGTGAAATACATAAATCCAGTCGAGTTCGTTAGGGAAATGTTATCAGGAGCAGAATGAACTTCAACTCTTTTGTGCTCAGAGCGATCTTCAAAACTATATCTCTCGACTCTTGATCTGATAATATGAGCGTTTATCACGCTATCTTTGAAAATATCCTCTTCTAATAGTTCAGGAAAAGCAACTCTAGACTTCATATATTTCATAACGTTAACGCCAAAAAGAAACCTAAAGTTGTTGTCCGGGTCCACCGAGCCGTGAAGTGGTGAAAACATATATAAATCTTTTTCTTTTATTAATTCTTTGGCGTCCAGCTCGTTAACTGGCTCTAGATCCTTTGTTTTGTCGTTTTGATGTCTTAAGTCATAGACAGACTCAGTTTTAGAAATAGATTTGTTTTTTATGATCCCAAGCTTGAATATCAAAATTGAATTATCTTCAGACGTATCATAAGTCACCAAATACAAAGTCACATTTTTTATGCCCTCTTTGATTCTTATTTTTGTTTGAGTTTTGTCGTCTGGTCGGGAAACGGAAAAGTCCTCAACTATAATCTCCTTACCTTTTAGGAAAAACTTCTCTCTGAGTATATTTGTTTTTGGAAGAAACAGCTGTTCGTAATCTCTTTCTAGATCGTCGAAATCAATATCTTTTATTAAATCAATGTTGGAGTCATCAAATGCAATCACTCTAAAGTTTATTTCACCATCACCAGAAAAAACATTGCCTCTCAAAGAATAGATAACATCAACTAGATTATTCTCAATTTTGATTCTTTCGACAGACAAGTCAATAAAGTCTGACACAATTGCGCTCTTATTTGAGAAGACCAACTTTGTGGTGCTTGGGCTTCGGATATCATCAGAAAATTCTTGCTCGGGAAGCGCTGAAGATGGAACAGGAGAGGATAGCTCTTCGTGATCTTCCACGAAGTCTACAACGTCTTGTATATTATCGTTGTTGTCTTCTTTATCTAGAAATTGAAAATCCATTGTCATATCTTAGCAATCATCCTCTTCTTCTTTAAATCCAGTTTTGGACGGATCAGAACCATCGGTGATAAACTTAATAGATGGCAAGTCCTTAGAGTCTGTATCGGTTTTAATATTGAAAAAATAACTGACCACATCGGGGGCGAGACGATCTTCTGTGAAGTACAACCTCTTCAAGGTCGGAGTTTCGTTGGTATCGTAATCATATTGGAATACTTCCAATTCAAAATCCTCTTCTTCTACATTGTGTTCCTCAATGGTCAAGGCAATGTCTTTCGAAGATGTTGCTAGCAACATGACTCTCTTCTGGTCAAAGTTTTCACCCTTATATTCATATGAGTTTTTCTCTTTAGAAATCGTAACATCATAATCACAGAACAAGTCAATCTGTGGAATGGCGATTCCATCATAAATCTTCACTAAACCCTTATATTCCGGGGGTGTAAAGTCAACAGCTCGTTCTGGAGCGGATCCTGAGAAGCTGCCCGAAATATAACCCTCTTGGACTCTTACGTCCCACGACGGCCTAAACTGTCTTATCGGGGAGCTTGTTCCCAACTCTTTGAAGAATGGGTTGATATCTCTTTGTGGCTGCCCTGTTGTCTTGACTGTTTGCCAGTCTGTTTGATTTTTCAAGAACAAGCCAGTGTCGATTCTCGTCTTGGAATCGCTCTGCGGTTCAGAACTAGAAGAGTCTGCATGAGCCAAATCATAGATAATTTCATCATCATAAAAAGAATAGTATGTTGGGTTCAGCTCTCCCTTCGCAAACATCTCTCGACCTTTGCGGGTCAAAACCAAATCAATTACTTCTTCTTTCTTTTTTAAGAAAGCCATTATCTTCTATTCCTAGAACCAGATGGGCTGTGTTCAAAGTTCAATTGTGTCTTCATCTTGCCCATTTCGACCAACGAGAAGAAGTCATATGGCCAATTGTATGAGAAATCAATATCTCTCTTCTCGGAAACTATATCAAATTTCTTCTCTTTCATCTCATAATAATTATTAGCTGCCCTGAATTTGGCTTTATAAATCTTCCATCTCAGATTAGACGGCATAGATTTTAATCCAGCACGCTCAAAGACTGGCGCTCCAAACAACTCCTTATCTCCAATTGGGATATTCATCGTTATATCCTGCATCTCGACATCTGTAGAGATTTTAGGCATGACTCCTTGCCAAATATTAACCAAGTCCCTCTGTGTCAGCGTGTGTGAAAATTCAAAAATCAACATAGCAAATGGATTAATGGCTGGCTTATACTCGTCTTCTTGTAAGATAGGTTCGCTAGATTTGTCTCTAACTCTCACAAAATCATGAGCAGGCAATAGGTTGTATTTACCCATCTTTAAGATCATATCGCTTATAGAATTTGTAATAGGTTTGCCATCTGCATTAGATTGATATGCTTCTTCAAACAATTCAAGCGGAATGTGTAACAGCTTTTCCTCTCCAGTGCTATTATCTGAGAAGAATGGTACTGCAACTATTGCCTCGTGGATTTTCTTCTTTGTCGCAATCTCGCCAAGGCGTTGCTTTTCAATACTGAACCCGCAAGCCTCAATTAGAGATCCTGTAAGTGAGGACTCTTTATCATCAATAGAGATGTCAGGCTCAACTAGATTGAAGAATAACCCTTCGTCAGCGAACGGAGCATCGCTACTGTGTTGGTTCCAAATACCACGAGGAGAGTTTAAATTTGAACCAGTTGTGGTGACTGAGACGAAATTAAGAACGGGAGCTTCCCACTTTGAATTGATTATCCACTCGGAATTATTTGTGAAACCAAACAAATCAAAACTAGCGCTGGTGCTCATAGCGAATGGAGATACAGAAGCACCCATGTTTTGGTTGGTAAATTCTACCGTACTATTGTTCACAATATCCTCAAGAGTGAATTTACCATTAATGAATCTCTCTGGCGAGTTGTCATAGATCGGCGTGGGATCAAAGATAATTCTTGCAGTTGCTTTGTTGGCCTCGTTTGTTCCTATGTGAGTAAACGTGTCACAATCAAAATCAGATACTGTGCCGCACCAAGTGTTGGAGGCTCCAATTGTGTAATATGGCGGGACATGGGCAATATGCGGGAATGGGCCAAACCATTTTGGCGCCTCATGGTGGGCAAAGTTGGCAGTCTTTTCGATGACCACATCCATAACAAACTTCTTAACTTCAGTTGTTTTTCTTAACGGACCTTTGAACGACCACTCGGCAGTTGGTTTAGATTTAAAGTGCGTTAGCTTTTTCAAAAAGAATTCAGGTACTTCCGCAAAGAAGTTGTGAGCCATTCTTTCATAAATTCCATTTGTTGCTGCAAAGGTGCCCGTGCTATCTAACGGCATCTCCAGGTCGAAATCATAAATCTTCAAAAAGTCGCCACTGCCAGAACCCTTAAGTTGTTTTGCATAAAAGTCTGGCTCAACAATTGATTCGAACGGCAGCCTCTTAAGATATCCGCCAGTGCAATCTTCAAGGGCGGAAGTAATATCCAATTCAACGCTCTCCTGATCTACAATAGGATAATCAACGGCAATGCCCGCTCTGATAGAATTGTACATAATACCGGGAGCATAAAAGGGAGTTAACAACGTTCTCCAAGATGCCTCAGTTCCATCTGCTTCAGCTTCTTGATAAGACTGAGAGAATTGGGTTGCCAGATCTAGTGTTCTCTGAACTGGATAGAATCCGTCGCGGGGAAGAAGTTTCAAAGCTCCATTGAACGTAACTGAAAGACTTATGGGTTCGCCATAGTTCCCTCGCACTCTGTCAATGTTCTGCATAATGTCGCTGTGAACAAATGTTTCATAAAACTCGTTTTGATTCGGCGCCCTATTTTTGCCAGAAGCTCGGGCATCTCTTTCTGCCAAAGTAGCGCTTGATGTGAGGGCAGGCGGTGTTAATTGGGCACCCGGCAGTTGTATATCATAGATTCCTTGATAAAAATCAAATCCATATTCGTCGCCAATTATGTAAACATAATCAGAAATTGTAAATTCCGGCACCAGTCCATAACCCTGTGCAATTAATCGAACATCTTCGGCAAAATCATCATACTTGTCGTGGAATGGGCCTCTGTTGGCGGATTCATGAACTTGATTTTGTGGTCTGCAAGTTCCGTAAAAGCGTCCAAATCTAGCATTAACTTCCTCACCAGTTGGAGGCACTTCGCAAGGGCCATATCCTTCATCGTCATACAAATCACAATTGTCGGGCCTCATTAATTCGCCGCTTCTTTCTTCTCCAGTAGAAGAGGATAGGACATCAAGGGGCCAAATACTGCCAGAAAACTCTTGATTTTGTGAACCGACAACTGTGACTGCAAAACGATTTTCAATTTTGTCTCTCCAGAATGAAGTCAAACTAGAGCGTAATCTCGTTTTATCCCTATATGCGTTCTCATCTCTCGGATATACTGTTTCTGCATAAGCGACTCTGCCAACCTCTTCCGTTAGATAATCTATCAATTGGATTGGAATAGTCTGAGCTACTCCAAACTTTTGGTTATAGTTAATTAATTTTTTAGTCTCAAGGTCATAAACCTCTCCAAAGAAGTTGTAATTGTTACCAAATTCATATTTTAAAATTGAATCCGCAAGCTCGTGTTGAACGGCGTGATGCTTAGATGATACCGGAGCTTGTTGGAATGATACTATCTTGCGGCTTACTTTGTCTGTCGCCGGATCAAGAGCTTCATTCTGTGTTTGGAAGAAGTTGTTTTTTCTGCTAAATCTTGCTGCGGCGTGGTCGGCAACTCTAATTTGTTTCCAAGTTGGCCAGCCGTATGGGCCATTTCTATTATTTAGCAAAGTGTTCAAAAGAGACGCAGTTGCTTGAGAAGTTAATTCGGTGATCAAATCTTCATTGATGTATGTAACAATGCTGGTGCCCGGTTCATGTCCAAGGGTCGAGCCGGTAACTGGTTCATAAACATGATAATTTAAATTAACAAAATCTGTTGGTATGAGATTCACAATGTCAGCATTGTCATCGAATCTATCACTTCCGAGAGTCCCGTTATAACTAACAAACTCAGAGGCTGAGACAAAGGCAATTGAATCTATGGAGGCACTGTATTGGTGTCCGAATAGTGGCAAGAACTCGCTAGATGTTATCGTTGATACATCTCCAAAATTGCTTATCAAATATTGTAAAGATGATGGATCGTGTTTAGCAATCCAAGAGTCGTTAATCCACTTATATTGAACGTCCGATCTCGGAATCCCGTGAGTTACCCATGCATTATCATAAACGTACTCTGCTTTGTTGGAGCTGCTATGGAAATGGCGATGTGGCCTAACCACTGTATTTCTTTGCGTCTTGTGGAATGCGGGCCATGGCGAGCCATAGATACCATCATATCCAAACTGAGCGCTGTGCCTTGAGTATAATTCGTTTAGTGCGTTTCTCTGTACTAGATTTCTATATGTTAAGACGCTATATGGAGAATACTGTGCGGAATTGAAATCTAAAAATCCTTCCGACTCTTCTTCCGGGCCGCCACCGCCAACAAATCTTGAAACGATAATGTGATTGCTGCTGCCCGTCTTATCCCTATCTAACAACGCTAACTCGTTGATTTGATTATTAGAATCCCAACCGATGGTAAGCGCTTCAACGCTCGTCGTTGTGGGAAGACCTCCGCTAACAAAGTTTCTATTGTTAATGGAGCGATCATTCGTCAAAACAATCTGATAATCTTTTTGATAATTGCCTGCAATCGAAGCCGATGTGCGAACGTTCTTTACGTTGATGGGTCGTTTCGCAGTTTCTTCTCTCGTCAGCGCGCCGTTTGGCATAGCGGAATCATAAACACCATCAACGAATTTAGGATTGTGTACGCTAATTTGAGCATTGCCTGTGTCGATATTGATTCTGAAACCTTCGGCGCGGGCTGTAGGATCTGATTCAAGGACATCGTTATGGCGATACATATTGCCGCCGACGTTTCTTTCTGCGAACGGACCCTGCATTGATGACTCATTGGTCGCGGGGTTGACATCTATATGCAGAGATTCAACCGACACTCCCAGTGGCATAGCTGACAACTTACTTTGATAGCCAGCATCTATTGAGGAACTATAGATTGAAAAAGGCAACCTTTCTTGTCCATAATATTTTGTGCCAGCACTGTCAGCTTTTGTTCTACCGTCGTAAGCTTTGATCGGAACTTTAACTTTTGCCGGTATTTTAAACTTAGCAAGGGCAGCTGATTTCTCAACATCCTTTAGTGGCTCTCCAGCCCTGTTCAGAGTCCCTGTGTCAAAATTAGCATAAATACCATCCTTTGGATCATCATCTACTGTAAGCTCAGAATCTCTAAAAGTCTCTTTGTAATATTGAGGATTTGATCCGTCAGTCACATTTTCTTTGGCGCCGATAGTCTGAACTATATCGTATTCTAAAGTTTGTGTTGTTGCGTATGCTTTCTTTTTGTTGTGTAGTAGCTGCACCCTCGTGGTATTAACTCCAGTATCGCTGGAAGTCAAAACAGAGCTATCTCTTTCGACCTTATTGTCCCACCAATCTGGATTGACCGATTGATCTTGAGATGTAGCTTTGAACTCTCCTTTTTCTGTCAAAGGTGGTGAGTTTGCTACATATGTGTGCTTTCTTCTAGACATTTATAGGTTTTCCCCGGTAGAAGGAATGCCATCCAGATCTACATTTTTACCAACAGGATCTTTGGGTGTCGAAGTTACGTCGCCATTATAAGAAATTTGCACTCCAGATGTGTCCAAAAGAATCTTCTTTGCTTCTCCGGCGGCAAAAGATTTAATGGCTGGATATTTGTGTCTGTATTTGTTTCTCTCAAGGACATGGCTCTCGACGATAGTTCTAACTCCATCAAACACATTGGCAGATAATGGAATCAAATTCCCAATAACAGTATCTAAAGCAGAATCAAACCACTTATATAGATTAATAAATTTTTGCAAATCTGGCTTCTTGGAAACTTTTTCAAAGAATAGGTGTCTAAGCTTCTCTAAATCCTTATAATTACTCCTGTACATATATTTTGGCTCGCCAATCAAGTTATTAAACTCGACTATCGAAGAGAAAAAGTTCAACATTTCACGGGATATAATCTCATACATGCTCATCTCAACTGAGAATGTGTATCGAACGGGTTGTGATTCTCTTGTGAAGGTGTTGTCATCTTTACTAAGAATTTTAATAAGCTCTGCTGAGTGAATATTCTCGGGCTGCAACAACCTCTGGGCGCTAACATGCTCTATAGAAACCACTTCGGTACTGGCTTTAAAGAATTCTCCAAGGCCCGTGTGGTTGTTCTTTATAACCTGACCGACGTTGAATCTCGTATAGCGGTCTTTTAGCGCTGATGACCCGGAAGATACATCGATAACTGCCAGATTTCCATTTGCATCACTGCCAGAAAGAGTTGAGAAATCCCAATTAAGGGCTAGTGTATCAATCCTTGGCAAATGTTCTGTGTTGCTCGCGCTCAAACTAAACAACGTTGAGTTCTCAAGCGGGCGCTCTCTACCATAATTGTTTGGATTTTTTGCATGTTGTTCGATTTCAGTATCTGTCACATAATCTTGCCAATATCTCAAAGACGAAAACCTAACGTCGGACTTGTGAATCAAACTTCCGGTAAAATCTCTGCGCTGCGCGCCAACATAAAATCTCTTGTTCGTTCCAGATAAAAATGTTTCTGCGATTGAGGACGTTAAAGATGACTTAAGGGAGAACATATTTATTTGCTCGCCAGCATTCATGTTTACTCCATAGAATTCATATGACGCAGAGTTGGAAGCGGTAGCTCCAACCGAATAGGCAAAATCATCCATCTTCAACCTAACGGCAAAATTCCACTTTGAGTTGTCATAAACGTCTTCATACACGGAAGAAGTCAGGGTCGGGAAATACCCCGCAGAAGAAGTCAACATAAAGTATGCATTATCTCCCGAAGCTGCTGGCCGAATGGCGTGGACTTGGAATCCCCTATCAGGGTCGGCACCATATTGAATATAAGTCCCATCCAACGCTCCGGTTGCCGAATGGCACCCAAACAAAGAAGATGTTAACAAGCCAGAACCAGAGATTCCTGGGATATCTGTTGTCAGCGGGAAGAATACTTCCGCTTCAGCAGTCATTGCATAGCTTAAATCTTCAGAAGATGAAATAAATGCAGCATCATGAGAGCTGCTGGCGTACTGATAAATCGTCGCCTTCTGATTGCTCGGAACGTTGATGCCTGTGAAATCAATGGTCGTTGTTGGTATTGAAACATTCTCATAAGTATCTTCGATCACAAACTCTGCATTATCGCTGTATATGTTTAGTTTAACTAAGTCGTGGTCTACGCCGAAACATCTAAACAGGTTACGAAAAGACTTTTCTGTTCCCTTAGTTTTGTTGATATAGACTAAATTGTTATAGATATTCTTATAAATTAGATTCTTTACTTCACCAATATCCTTTTCGTAAACACCATTATGATCTTTGGCCAGCAAATGTTCCATAACGCCGGCTTGAACAAAGATTTCAGAAACATCAAAACCAACAGATGTCAGCAACTTATTGTTGTGTACGTTCGGCGTCATGCTGCTTGAGGCATAAGAAGGCTCTTTAAGGTCTTTAATGTTTGTGATTTGACTATGGATTGTATCAAAATAACTTCCCATAATCTGTAAAATTCTCTTCAACTCTGAGGATGTGTTCTGGTCTTCTTCTCTCGCGAATGATGGAATCATATTGTAGAGGCTGGTTGTGTTTGACAAGTCGTGTTCAGACCCTATTGTGTTATATTTTGTTGTAATCCTCTGAACATCCAGATGGGTGCTATAAATAATTGGGTCTTTTTCTTCTTTTGTGAAGCCGGCTGCCACAATTGCGGAACCGGTGCTTCTCGATTCTGTCGAAGAGTATCCAACCCACGATCCGTTTGCCAATCTGCCCGAATAATCAAGAACAGTTGAATCTTTACTGGACGTTCCAGTGATACCTTCATTAAATTTATAATAAACGCCTAAATCCTTGTTGACTATGCTAGCATTTACGCCCCCTCCGACTGGCACAAAATAATTGCTGCCAATCTGTTTTGGAGTTCTATTAATTTTCCAATATCTAAATTCATCAATTGATGCGGACAGCTTGCCCCAGCCGATCTCCGAAATGTTGTCACCCGTCCATAGGCTCCGTAGAGCCCCCAGATTCGCCTGAATCGCTCCCGACACGTAAGACATGTTACCACTCGTGCTGATGTCTACGTCCGTCTGCTGGCCGTCTACATAGAGTTCTGTGCGTATGCCAGACTGGGCTGACTCCTTGGTGGACTGGCTGCCAGACAGCAAGACAACTGCATAATGATGCCACTTATTATCCGCGATTGTAGTTAAGCCCGTGCCTAGTTGGGCCGAGCTTGTCGTAGATCCAGAGCTGATATGACAAAACATCTTGTGAACTTCTGTGGAGTTACTGTCAAGATATAAAGTTAATCGCCCATAACGACTGTCGCTCAACGATTGACTATTCCATAAATCAAAAATTACTTCTCTTGTGGATCCGCCAGCCAAGCCAACAAAACCCTCTTTCTTCATCCAAAATTCAACAGTATTCCCCTTTTTTAGATCAAATCTCAAATTGTTTCCGCGATCTGTCGGCAAGTCGTAAATATTGTTTATGCCGGGGCCGCCTACAATTGAAATATATTCTAAAGTGTTGGTTTTGCCAAACTGTTGTCCACTCTCGCTTCCGCCCCGGTCCCATGTATTTCCAATTATTCCATGACCATTTGTTTTAGGATATTCATTATCATAAAACCATTTCTCCAGCGGGGTCAAGTTGTTATAAAATGTTCTTTTCTCCTCCAGTGTGCCATCATATGGATATTGTTTACAAATTCTATTAAGCGCGTTGGTATAATACTCACCGGCTTGGCCATATTTGACAAAATTCTTAGGATTGCTAAAGTCAATCTCTGGAATGAATTGATCTTTGGTGTCTGAAATTGATTTAATGTGATCGCGGGATTCAACCTCTGATTGCAAATCGAGAGTCGATTTCTTTTCGAGACCCCTTTGGGAAACCAAGCGCGCTTTTTCAAATAATGATTTGGTGCTCATTTTTTATGATTCGACTCTAAACTTAAATGCTTCTTTTTGTTCTGCCAACAAGCCATTAACTCGGTGCATAAACTTTAATCCATATTGAAAGTCTGGTTCTAACATAGAAATGTCAAAGTCAAAATAGTTTCCTTGAGAATCATATGACATTCTTGTGTGTTCTGTAGTAGAACCTGTGCCGTATGGTACAACTTCTAGCCCATCAGAAACTCTATAAATCTTATAATATGATTTTTCTATTGGAGTCACAGCAATAGCAGTCGATGAAACAGTATAAACCGTTGGACTCCAATCCCTTGGTCGGACAAACACTCGGAATCTGGCCGTTTCTTGTATGCTATATGTAGGCTTAAGACCAATAATTGTAGTAACATAGGATGTGGTAAAGTTTGAATTGCCGGCAGAATATGTCTTTACAGTGATCGCAGAGCTGCTTTGGAATTGATTTGAACTATCTGACCAAACAACATATACCGGGGTGACAGAGCTACTATAAGCAAAGGATGCTGAATATATTCCTGTCGCTTGCCAGCCGCCAGTCACGTTAGTGTCGCCATCACCGACGACATCTCCGCCGATAGGAAGAGTAATCTTATCTTGATTGTTCGCCAATGCTCCATATACGCTAGCGGTTATTACTCCAGTACCAATAGACGGGATATCTCTTAGCTGACCGCCGACAACATTATACAAATACACTGAATTCAAATTACTCTCTGACGGCATCAGAGATGAACTGAGATAGAAATTGCCTGCATCGTCTGTGATTGAAGAGTCCCATCTGGCCTCTATTGCTGGGCGCTTAAAGAAAAATTCACTCTTTCTTGCAAAGAACTTCTTTGTGTAATAAGAACGAGTAGAACCTGTCAAATTCAAGCTTGATGATGCTTCGAAGCTGGAAGACATATAGATGCCAAATCCATTATGGCTCACGGTGCCATCGAGCCACTGCTCAACAACATCGGTTACGTCCAACTCTAAGTCTTCAGTTCCTACAATAAAGTTAGGATCCTTTGTTATGTTTGATGCTGCATTTAAAAAATCTCCGCCAGGTGCTGTCCACAACACTCCAGAAGATGCAAATGTCCAGTTAGCCGCGTCCTCATCTAAATATGTTTCCATGTCCAGGCCGACGCCCTCGTCCCAAGACCTGCTAACTGCCGCAACAGTTAGTGAGAAATCAGAAGGAAGAGTTTCGGTGTGTTCGGCATTGTATAGTTTCAGAAAGAATTTAACACTTCCGGAGGCTGGAATTACAGAATCATCTCTGCTTGCTGACAAATCTGTCATCACCGGGAATTCAACCAAAACTCTCGAAAGCTCAGCAGATGAGGTCGTTGCTTGTCCATAGATTGAGAATACTTCCAACACATCAGAAGCTCCCATGTTGCTTGCCGTCGCCCTGGTAATCAGGTTCGACTTAAAAGCGTCTGTTATTGTTGCATCTTTGTTTGCGTAATATCTTTTTATGCCCATTTAACTAACAACTCCAACGATGTCTTCATCGGGAAATCTCAATTCCAAAATCACATCTTCTGGCACTACAATAAACTTACTATCTTTTGTGATGCTGGCTTCCACGTTATAATTTGTGGTACTATATCTAGTTCCCCGCTTGTTAACAATTTTTACATACTTCGTGTCAATGACTTCTGGCAAATCATTCAATATTTTGAAAATGTCCTGAATGTAAAACGGCTGGCCAAAAAAGAGAACGTCTGAAAGTTTGTTTTTGACAGCTTCGATAGATTTGCTAAGAACTTCTGTTGTTCCCTTCTCTAAAACCCCTACCACCTCAAACTCAACCCCAATGTTTGCGATTCTGCCATCTAATATATCAATAGTATCGTTGATCATCTTATATTGGCTAACCCATTTCTTTAAATTATTCTTCAAAGACGACGGTGCCTCGGTCAGATTTCCATCAACATTCTCAGATACAACATATAAGTTTAGATTCCTCTTAAAAGAATCCTTGTCTTGTACGATGTTCGCCCTCTTAATGACTCCAAAACGAGAAGGCATTCTATAGATAATGTTGATATAGTCCTGTTTTGTTACTGCTCTATTCTGTGAAGCAAAATTATCAATAGCTCTTGTTCTGATTTCTTCGTTTGTTATGATGCTTGTTTGTCCGAGAATGGGCTTTTCATTTTCCACTTCTAAAGAAGCGATCACCGCGTTACTTGTGGCTGCTGGTGGAGTGTTTGTTCCAAAAGACACAATCGGACTTGTAATTCTACTGAGAGCACCAGCAGAAATATTTACGTCTGCGGCAGTATTGGCTCTATATTGAACAGTTAGCCTTCCTTGTGGAGGGACAATACCAAACTTATCAGTCTTCATCATAAGATTTGGATCAAATGAATCGTCTTTATAATATTTCTTTCCATGTATTTGGAGTACAGATGTCGCAGGATCTGGGAAACTATTATCCTTCAGTGTCTCTTCCGAGCCATATCCAAACTGCAAAAAAGTTTCAAAGTCCTCATTAAATTCGACAACAAACCTGCGAGGGGTTAATATCTCTCGAACCAGATAAGGAACCAGCTCCTTGTCGGCCGACACGCGATTTCTAATTGATTGAAAAATCAAATTTTGTGACAGATAATCAACTTCAAAGTATTCGTGGCCCTCAAAATCATGAACAGATAGAATTTCTGTTATATTTTCACCAGCTAGAGCAATCTTCTTAAATTTCTCATATGGACCGACATCAACAATCTCGCTCGCAACTCGGCCGGAAACAACCTGACCAGAGGCTCTGAGGGCGTATGAGGTTGGCTGACCATCTGAATTGACTGTTGCAACAACCTGCTCCACTTTTGTATTCGAGAAGTCAACATCTTCAAGCAAAGTGAATGTAGCTCCAGAATTGGAAGTAAATGTCGTACCCCTCATGAGAATTGGAATTGCGGTCGTGTCTGGGCCTGACCCTGCCGAAGTAGCCTGAATTGTTGCATATAAAGTCACAACTCCAGTTGAGGCTGGGGTTCCTGGGTATTTAAAACCCATTTGCTTTGCCTGCTTGACAACGTTCTTTGTTTCAATTGCGGAATCTAAATATGACTCGTTGGTTTGATAGTCTACATAAAACGATAACATGTCTCCTACATAGGCAACCATATCCAACATCAAAGCTCCAAAGCTGGCTTCATTGAAGTCTCTAAAAGTCTCCGGATAATAAACTTTGGCATAATTAACCAAGTCTTGCTTGATAGATTCAAAGTCTCTGTTAATGTATTTGACAGGTGGCTTTTTTGTAGTCATTTTCTTATTCCAATCTTAAAGGTCTGCAACGCTGACCGACAACTCGTCTGGAATACCAATTGTTTCGATTGCGTACTTTATCGTGATGTTCCATAAGTAATTACTTTCATCATAATTTGTTTCGAATTTTATTATCTTTATGAACGGCATATACCTGTTCACCTGATCGAACAATCTCTCTCGTATCCTCTCTGAGATGTCTGTGTCTATGTTTTCAAACAAGAGCACTCTGATGCCAACTCCAAAATCGCTATTCATCACGCGCTCGCCGGGATTGGTCATAACGAGATTCCTGAAATTCTGTTTGATCGCCTGTGGGATCGTCTTCGTTAGTGCGAATGGTCCGTCTTCTGGATCATAACTTGCTGGCAGTTTGATGGATATCCCCGTTGTCATTAGTTTATTGTTTCCATTATTTCTTTCATGATTTCAGTAATCTTTCGCTGTTGATCAATCCGATCTTTGGCCGTGTCGAGAATCGCTTTCACAGAATCTATTGATTTTTGAATCTTGTTGGTGGCCTCTGTGTTCTCCTCTATATCCTTCATTAATGCCTTTTTATGCTCTTCGACAAGTTCAGCAAACTTTTTATTGTTTAAATAATTATTCTTAAGTTCCTTTATTTGCGGATTGGCATTGACGATTTCATCTTTTGTCCCAGATAAGGCGTCTAGCTTTTTCTGGATCGCTTTGAGAGTGGCTTCGTGCAAGGCCAACCAAAACTTGTAGTCCTTCAGCGAAGAGGTTTTCTTTATGGTTTCAAATTGCTCAGCCCAAAACTTATCATTTGTTTCTTCTGACTGCATTATTTTTGTCTTATCTTCCTTCGCGATGGTCTGGGTTTTTGGGTCATACCTAGATAGAACTCCAGCAGTTTCTCGAAAAATGAAATTAAATCTGTCAAATAGTTTTTTCTTAGACTTCAAGACCCAGCCATCATTAGTTAGATCATCAATTGTTGCGGGATCAAAATCTTTATCGAACGCGGCCGCAAGGAGATACATCTTCAAAATTCCATCCGAACCAGAGGGCGACTCACTTTCCAACCCCTTCACGAACTCAGTATACCATATGGAGTTTTCCGAAAGATTCTCCCCAGATTCTACAAACTTCTTTATTTCTGAACGCTTTGTCTGATAAAGTTCCAACAGCATCATCTTATCAAACAAAAAACTTCTGATCCGATCCTCGATTAAGACTTGTAAAATCGTACTAGTATATGTCACGAAACCAATCATTTATTCACACCCCAAAGAACTCTTTTGCATTTTTTCAATGTGGTCTCTACTTTTAGGCTTAGCCGTTAGATAACTATACTTCGGATCCTTCTTAATATGGACAAGAGGATCCCCCTTAGACTTAGCCAAGTTCCAAGCTGCCATGGCGAGTGGGAAATCAGAGTCAAGGATTTCTGGACACTTTTTAGATTCTGAAGGTGTGGACTGTCCGGGCCAGTTCAATCCGAGACCAACAAGCCCTACGTCTGCCGAATCAATCAGTTGGAAGCTGCTTGCTGTTATTCCAAGTTTCGATTTTAGTTTTTTAAACGATTTAAGGCCACCGTCGTTTAGTGTGGCGTTGGATAGGGACATTATTTGTTTTAGAGTCAACACCTCCCCATCATGGACATCCTCCACTGAATATCTTTCTATTCCATATCTGAATTGAGCCCATAAAGATTTATCGTCATCAGTCTTCTTGGAATCCTGATACTTCTTCTTCTGCTCTTTATATTTCTTTGAGCTTATATGGGTCGCGGGCGACAGATTAACAGCGAGGATTGAATCTCCAGACACTTTCAAGATCTTCTCTAAGTATTGCTTGGATGAAGTGTGAGTCGGGAACATCATTGACTTTACGCTTATTTGTGATGCAGACTCAACGCCAACCTGTTTTAGGATTCCGGCGATGGGAACTTCTGGCATCGTGGTTGGTCCGCTGACTAAATCGCACAAGACTTCAATTTGGTCGAAAAACTTTTGCTCAGCCGCCTTGTCCAATTCCAAACATGGATTTGGGATACAAGATGCCTTCTTCGACTCATCTATGATATCGTATACGCTGACCTTCGATGACAAAAATTCAAAGAACTCAACTACATGTACCGATGTGTCCAAACCTAGACTTGCTAACTGCGGGGCTTCTCCAACGATTATCAGCTTTTTGACCGCATCACAAGCCTCCTCACCAAGCAATAAAAATATAATCTCTTGTTGTGATATTGATTCAGTCGTATGAACTATATTGAAATAACTCTCAAACACTTCCGAAGTGGCCGAGGCCATATATGGGAAAACAACCCTGGCCTCGTCCAACAACTCTTTGAACACAACAGTATTCAAATTAATCTTAACTAATGCTGGTATTTCGCCGTCTTCAGTTAAGCCTTCAACAAACTCGTTGTCAGTCCACGACATCACATCGACAACTAAATTAACTATTTCATCTAGATAAAAACAAGCCAACGAACACACTGTCTCAATAACGACATTCTGCAAAATAACAAGAGGATCTAAAATTGGAATAATTGGCAAAGATGGCAAAGTGATTGGGTCAACAGTCGGCAAATCCAATTGACCACAAAGTCTACCTAAGGTAGCCTCGGTGCAATTCTCAGCAATCTTTGCCATATCTTCTTCGTTCTTGCAGCTCCACCCAGCTTCGTCTAACAACTTCTTCAAGATTAAAGCTAAATAAAAGTGAACCGGAACTAAATTAAAAAACTTTAAATAATAGGGATCAATGCAGTCTGTCCATTTTTTGTTTGTTAACAAAACATCTGAGAGGAGATCAAGCAAAGCGCCGCCCGCTCCGAGAACGTCAACATCGTCCTTGAAGTCAAATGCGTCACCAATCTTCTTCAACCTGTCGGTCTTTTCTTTGCAGTATGTTATATCTTGTATATCTTTCGTCAAATCATCAAAATTTGGCGGGACTCGGGCACATGGCTTGTCAAGTTGATCGTTTGTGAACTTATTTAAGTCATTTATTGCGCCGACGAGACTCTCGCCGACAGCAACCCCCGAATTAACAGCAGATATGGCAGTGTTAATGGCCGCAAGACCAGCAGTTTTAACGCTTAGTGACTTCTTTACAACGCTCTCTAAAGCAGAAATGTCTTTTTTCTCTGTCATTAGTTAGTTTTATTCCATCTACTTAAGATATTACCCGGGGTGGCAATCGAGGCATTCCACTCAGACGCAATAGTGTTCCACTGTTCTGTCACTAGATTTAGCATATTGAATACGTCCTTAATGGCTGAGGCGCCTGTGGCGACGGCTAGCTCAAGGGATGGGGTTGTGATGCCGAGTGGCGTCATTGGATGAGTATGCATGGCTAAAAATATCTTCAAGAAGCTCATATCTGCTTGGATTTGAAACACGACGGAACCTAACTTCTTAATCCGATCAGATTGATCCGACAAGGCTTTGACCAAAGCATCACCCTTCACTAATGGTTGTAAACTATAGGGACTTTTTTCATCTTTTTCAATTTTATTGCCATAAATTAAATTAACACCAATTGGCTCTCGATTTGGAACTCCGTTGGACAACTCTGAATCCACGCCGCCTGCATACAAATTAACGCCACCGTTTCTAGCAACAAGTTGTATTACATCGGCATAAGCAGTAACATCAGAGAAAGCCTCATATGACTTGCCCTCACGATCAGATGCTGTTGCGCCGCCGCCATCATCAAGGTTCGGGATCACCAAGCTTAATGCGTCTTGTGACTTTGCTCTCTGCCGCACGACAACAGAGGCGGCGCTCTTTAGCAAGTCGGGATCTCCAATAACATCATCTTCTTTTAGTTTGTGTCCGTTTATTCCGGCGATCATTGAAACTCTAGAACAAAAATCAGCACCCTCTTTAGCATATTCTGGGTTGTTATCAAAAATCGTTGCGCCAGCGCTATCGGGTGTGACAATGATTGTCCTATCTGATCTTCTGTGAAAAGTCGGCTGAACCCTTTGGATGCCGGATTGGCCATGCAGTCCAGACCCAACTTGCAAGCGTTGACCAGACTTTTTCGAGCAATCAATCAAAATTTGCTTTCTTTCATCCAGCTTTTTTTGATCTACAAGTTTTACAGTTCCACTTCCCATAATTTAACTCGTTAGAATGTCTCCGACTTTAGCCTTATTACAAACGTCCTCTTCTACCATCACTGGTTTATTTTTTGGATATCTTAGAAAATAAGGATATCTCAAGTTGGACTTATCTTTGAAAGAAATAATTATTGCTTCGTTTACAAGCGTTTTTCTTTCTTCCTTCTCTGTTATCTCAACTCTTAAAAGTGTGTGTAATGAATAAATATTTGAATTGGAGCCGTCTATTTTAATTAGTTTTTCAAACAATAATGGAATTTCCACAAACAATATAACTTTGAGGTCGCCGCCCTTAATATTAATTCTTCCAGCATTTAATATCCTCTCTCTGTCTTCCTCTATGTTATAAAACGGGTCGACGACACTAATTTCATTTGAAAGTGGAAAAATAGGCTCATTCGAGCCCGATACGTTGTCGGTCAAAAATGGAACAATTTTTCTTACATATGCTAGATATTCTGATTTGCTATTTGGGTCGCCGCCAAGATAACTGTTAATCATCTTGTCCAGCACATCAGACCTTTTTACATTTACAAGATCTTCGTTGCCGCACTTGTTTCTAACAGATTTTGGATCTACGCTCTGTTCGTTTGACATTATCCAACCTCACTATCACCGTTTTGAATCAAGTCGAACAAGGCAACAGTATCCTCTTCTGACAAGCTTTCTTCTTCCTCGTCAGTTGAAGAGGATTTGCTCATAATTGAAATAATCTTCACCAGCTGCTCATTTGATCGCTGAAGAGTTTCCACATACTTTGCTGCTATTGCTCCAGAGCGACTGTGCTTGACTTCTGGATCGTTTGCGAACTCCGCTTGCAGCTCGGCCAAAAGATCAAGAGTTCGTTTTCGATCGGAATCTATGTTTGTTATCGCTTTTCCAATAAGCTCTTTTTTACTCATATTATAATTATGAGCAAGAATTATATTTGTCCGGATTCCCACTCTTTTCTGAACTCTGCGTATTTTATCTTGAACTTCTTTAAACTACAGGCAATTTGTTTTGTATTAAGTCCGGTAAGCTCTCGCAGATACAGATAGATGGCCTTTTTATTAAGAATATCTATGTCATCGGGAGACTCAAACAACATTTTAATGGCCTTTACCACCTTTAGATCGTTTGAGTATAGCTTCTTCTTTTGGTTTTCCACTTCCTCCCACTCCCAATCATTTATCTCTTGTAACAAAAAGTTCCAAAACTCTTTCTTCTCGCGCGTATTAATGTAGGTGTGTGGTTCGATTGTCGCACTATCTTCAATCTCTGAAGCTGCATCTTCGAATTGCAATTCTCTTCTAGATTGTTTTGCAGTGTTTTTTGTTTGTTGAATAAACCAGTTCTTTGTGATTACACTAAAATATGAAAATGCCTTGGAGCCCTTGTCTGGATTAAATTTGTCCAAGATTAGCGTCAAAGCAATCTTGCACTCTTCTCTCAGAACGTCAATGTTCGGGAGGTTTGTAAACTTATATGTAAAAACAATCTTGTCTACCAGCTCATTGAATGCTGGTTGAATGATAACATATAGCTCTTCCTTCTCTTTCTTTGTAGAGGCAAGTGCATATTCAACTATGGCGTCTTGATGTACCTTAGTGAAATAGTTATTAGTCCTCTTCCGTCTTCTGTTCTTCTTTGTCACGTACTGCCATCTCCTCGTCAGCGTTTATGCCCGTTTCTAGCAGCATTCTGACATCTTTTGCTAACACCTCAACGTGTTGAATCAACTCTATCAAAGTCTCGTCGCCGTAATATCTCTCAAGTCCATGGACATATTCCAGATGATCTACAAAATCCTCCAAATCAATATTTATAATATTCACATAATCAATGAATGATTTTGTTTTCTGGTGTACTCCATACAGACCAGCCAATACCACAACATTCATGATGATTGATCCACCAAGTGCTATTCCCAATATCCACAACATTATATTTTTTTCCTCATTTCTTGTTTCATGGCCTCTAGTTCTCGCTTGGCCTCTGAAATATTCTCTGTTACAATCTTACCAGCTTTGTTCTTCTTTTTGAAGATAAATCCAAATTGAGGAACTTTTTGAAGAGAATTCTCTGCCAGACAAGTCGAGCAATCTTCCAACTCCTCGCTCATCGAATGAATAGCTTCGAACTCTATGTTACACTTGGTGCATTTATATGTGTATTTTGGCATTATTCAATTAACTCCAACTTTGAGACTGGCCAGCTTCCAGTTACTGGATGATCGTGTGACCAACAGCCCCAACTAGCGTTATGCCAATTAGCATACTTACAACTGGATCCGTTATCCATAAATGCTCCGCCTTTTTGGCCAGTCTTCAGAGATTTAAAATAGAATCCCCGACCGTGGGAATTAGGCGCATGGTAAGATTTTGTTTCATAAACGACGACCTCATCTTCCCACTCTTTATAACCATAAATAATTCTAAATTTCTGTCCGATTTCTGGATTATAGTTCACTAATCTGCTGCCTGTAGCTCTTCAACTGGAATCGCTTTCGTGGTCCTAACGATAGGAGGATTCTTAATCCAGAGCCCTTCCTCTGTTTCCACAAACTCAAATCCCTGCAAGACCGGAACAATGTCGCTCTGCTCTAGCAAAGACTTCTGTAACGCCATCATTAGAACGTTAAGCGCTTGAATTGATAATTTCATTTTTTCTCCTTTATCATCATAAGTGTGTATAATTAGTAACATAATCGCTACAGATGCCGTAACATCGTTTTATTTCGCCGTTATATCCCAGTTCTGGTAATACACAAATTGAATCTGGGACCAACTCCATACCAGGATATATCCATATATGGTTATCCGAAGTCAGGGTGGCTGGGTCAATGTCATGAATAAAGCAGTGAGTGCCTCGTGTATGTAACATTCTAAGGGTGACAATATCTTTGGCGTGACACCAAATCTGTGGACTTTTGAGAAATGCAGCTGTGACTATTTCGTCTGGCTTGTCGTGTCCTAGTTGAAAAATGTCCCTCTCTGGGTCATACCAAACGTCAACCTCAACATCATATCCTAGCGTAATAGCCTCAACAATATAACTTACAGTATTTTCCCGTTCGGGATTAGGACCATTCATGTTCCCACGGTGGGCAATTAACTTCATTTCTTAAAACACTCCTCAACACCCTTTTTGATTGAAACTAAAGTTTCGAAGCCCAAACCCTTTTTGGCTGATTTAATATCTGCTTTAGTTTCTTGTACTTCGTTTGGTCGTGAAGGTTTATAATCAAATTCAACACCTGTATGTTGTCTGAGAAGGAGCATTCTTAGCTCGTTTAGTGAAATGTTTTTGCCTGTCCCAATGTCGAAGTGTTCCCCTTTGAATGGGCCATCGTGTTCCATGGCCATAATATTGGCTCGTACTGCATCACTAACGTGTAACATATCTCGTCGTTGGTTGCCTGTTCCGGTGATAAATGGATCACGGCCCTCTTTGATACAACTCATCCATGCTGCAACCGCAGTAGCATATGATCCATCTGCTGGCTGTTCCTTGTGATATACGTTGAAGTATCTTAGCGATATGGCGTCCAAACCATATAAACTGCACCACAACTCAACCTCTTTCTCGGAAGTAGCTTTCTGTAGTGCGTATGGGCTGGTTGGGCCATCGCCATTACCTATAACAGAAGATGAACTAGAATAAATAAACCTCTTAACTCCCGTTGTCGTAGCAAAGTCCAACATGTATGATGTGCTTAGAATATTATTTCTCATAGTCTCAACGGGATTTTCAATTGAATATCCAATACGTGGGATGCACGCCATGTGAAAAATATAATCCGGCTTGCCTCTTATTCCTCCACAATATTTCAGTCCTCGATCAACATCAGAAAAGACTTCCAATATGTCATATTCTTTATTATGCTTAAAGTCAATACCAACAACATCATGACCATCTTCTTTAAGCTTTTCAAATAAGTGACTTCCAATAAAGCCTAAATGCCCAGTTACCAAACACCTACTCATAATAGCAATCCTCCCTGAATGTCAGAAATTTTAAGGAGTTCATCTTCTTTAATATCTCTGGTTGTCTTGTGTCCAAGTGTTAAACCAAACAATGTTGGACTCAATCCATAGCCGGGGCGTTTACATGAAATATTTTCAAGGGTTAAAACCTCGCCCGCCTGTATATCTCTGAAAGCCACTATTGATCTTCGGGCGTTGGCGCGTGCTCGTAGTTCAGGATCTGTACAGATTTTCTTGTCGTATTTACCCATAAGAATATCAACGTTGTTAATCTGCCTTATTATCTCTTTTAGCTCCTCCGGGTCGGCGGACAGCCAGTGGTCTGCACTCTTCTCAAGAGTTTTATCAACTGTAAAGTGCCTTTCAACCACATTGGCTCCCAAAGCATACGCAATGGATGGCGAGTTCAAAGTCATTGTGTGATCCGACAGGCCAATAACGTATCGCTTGCCAAATTCTTCCTTGATATGGTTGATCATTCTAAGGTTGGCGTCTTGATCCTTCGTAGGATATACCAAATTGCAATGCATGATAACAATTTTACTTGTATATTGTTCTAAAACGGCGACAGCTCTCTGGATCTCCTCCATAATAGACGCGCCTGTGGATAACATCACAATTTTGTTCTTTTGGGCGATTCGTTCTAATAGCGGAAAGTTGTTAATATCACACGACGCAACCTTGTACGCCAACATGCCCAACTCATGAAGATACTCGACAGCCTCAAAATCGAACGGCGTTGACATGAAATCAATATCATAAGCGTCACAAATGTCCCTTAGTTCTTTATGTTCGTCGTGTCCAAACGAATCCAAGCTAGAATATGAATCAAATTGAGAACCATCTTGCTTCTCTTCTCCCTCCCAATCCCAAAATCTTGGAGCGTTCTTCGTACACAAGGTCTTTGCCTTGTACGACTGAAATTTGATTGCATCTGCGCCTGCATACTTAGCCTTGGAGATTAACCGCTCGCCAAGCTCAATTGATCCTAAATGATTTACACCAGCTTCAGCAATAACATATGGCCTGCCAGACTTCAAATAACTCCACAACCCATCAACGTTCTTAAATTTCCCCATCATTGATACCTTTTATAATTCTTAATCTTTCTTCTAGTTGTGTAGACAGGCTACCCTCTCTCTTAAAATACCGATAATATGGGAGCCTTAACCTGTAGCCATCAAAGTTCTTGATGTATCTTAGTATTAAATCATAGTCCTCACAATTCTTTAACTCTTCTTTGTAGAGGCCGATGGCTTCAAGATATTCCTTTCGAAACATGACTCCTGCTCCGTGATTAAGAAGTTTGTCCAGAGTATTGATTGAAAACTTCCTTGTCATGTCTTCTTTAACAACGATATGATCGCAATAAACAAATCCAATATCCGCATTCCACTCCAATATCTCGCTCATGGTGTACAAAAAGTTGCGATTAATAAAATCATCGCCATCTACTCTAACGATATATCTCCCTTTTGCTTCTGCAATTCCAGTATTAGACGCGGCGGCGACTCCCGAATTCTTAATGTGCCGCACAGGAGTCAACAAACCACCATACGATTGAATTATTTCCCAACTAGAATCTGTTGAGGCATCATCAACAACAATGATTTCATAGGCCGATGAATCCAAAGATTGATTTAGACAACTGCCTATTGCTCTTGCTATATATTTTTCAAGGTTATAGCAAGTTATAATGACGCTTATTTTAAGGCACATAAATCGCTAGCCCATTTTTCTTCAAATATTTGTCACTAATAGAATCAAACAATTCTTTTGAGATTCCAGTAGAACCAAGTTTTTTATAATCGACTGTGGCAGCAACAACTATATCAAACTTTTTCTTTGATTTCTTTCCATTCTTTGACATAAGCTCATCAATATTTCTCACATCTCCCTCAAATAATTTAGTATTAGACTTTTGGCAGAAAGTATCAACTAAATTTTGAGTAGTCTTCTGTAAGTCATGGCCAGTATCTACATTTCTCAATTCAAACAAATCAACACCAACAAACTTCTTGACACCATATTCTTGAAACAGAGGCCAATGCATACAAAACCCACATCCCAACGACAACACACTAAGCTTACCATTATTCGTTTCCAGCTTTTCTAAAAGTTCAGGACTGGCATCCAATATCGATTTCCATCTGGTGTCGACCAATGGAACCGCGATAGACCAGTGCCAAAGCTGGCCGCCATGCTTGGTTCTAAGAAAACTCACCATCTTGCGCTCCAACTCGTACAGAATGTTGCGATCCACTTTGGTTCTCTTTTCTTCTTTTTTCTTTCGTTCCTTCTTCACTTTTGGAACATCAGTCTCTTTTTTTAATTTTTTCTTCGGCATTTTTTAAATCCTCTTTTGTGTGCACATCAATATAATCTGTAGTTACCACGGCCTTATAGACGCTCAGCGCTTCTTGGAACACACACTTACCGCGCATAACATGGATTGCGCCATCTTCAATCCCGTTTTGATCTACGGTAAATACTTCCCATAAATCATTTTGTAACAATTTGTCAATACATTCATCGACTTTCTCGGGCTCAATCTGTGGAGAGTTGGCCTGTAAGCGGACAACAATGTCTGGCATATATGGCTTTGATTCTGTCGTTATGTTGACGTTAACAAGATTTTGTACAAAATCCTTGAGAACATCTTGCGTCCAAATGTTGTCTCCAGCCAACTCGGCAGAGCGCAGAAAGTATCGTGTGTCATATTTTTGTGCAACGAAAAGTATTCCGGTGTCCTCTGATGAAACAAATATGTTGTCCCTGTTCAGGTATCTACTTCCCATGGCCGCTTCAATCGTCCAGCCGATCATGGGCTTTCCAAGAACTGGAAGAATGTTCTTTCTCGGGAGTCTCTTGCTTCCGCCTCTCGCTGGTATGATACACACAATATACATTATAAATCCATTACCTTCCATCTGGCGTGTCCAGACCACGCATGGGCCGCAACACCTATTCTACTATGTCTCTTTGATGTTTTAAGCCTAGCTGAACCGACATGTTGTGCACTTGAATCTGTATGAAATCCATTTCCAGTCCAATTAATCCAGACATTGCCATGATACTCAACATTATTATCCTTGTCAAGAGTAAACACAAAAGGTCGCTCTTGATAGACAAAATCAGAAAAATTAATCAACACAGAATCATTCTCTGTCTTCTTCAGATCTATTAGCGCAGACTGAATTCCGGGCATAGGATATAAGCTTGCGGCGCGGGATAGTGCATCAACCGCACTTGACCACCGGAATCTAACACCATATTCTGCGCTTGCCTTCTTGATCATAGAGATGGCATGTCTCGTTTCTTCTCTCATATCTCTATGATCGTGGCTAAAATAAGATAAAATGACCGGTCGCTTAAAGAACTTAGCTTCAAAAAAGGCCAAATTTACATCTTCTTGTGATAACTCGTGTAACCTAGATTTTAAATCAACGCACCGGACAATGTATCGATCCATATTTCCAGGTTTTGTAAAGTCCTTCCACGATGGATGATAATAGCCCCAGTGATCTGGCGCACCATACCAGTTGAAATCAAATATATTATCAGTTTCAAATGATTGATCGGATGCCCTATTGCTGTAATCAATCATCATATTTTCTTCTAGCCAATGTGAACACCTATTGTCTTCAATAGTGCCACCCGCTCTGTAAACCGAAGGGAAATCGTTTCTCTCCAACAGGCGCCTGCCTAGAATCTGTAAATACTCCTGTGAGGTGCGCCAGTCGTCGCTCCACTGGTCGCCTACGCCTTCAGCGTTAGGGTGGTGATAATGCCACTCAAACGCGTCCTCGGCTGTGTTAAGGGCCTTTATGTGATCGTATGTATCGTGGTAAGCTTGGACTCGGTTCTTAGGGTTAGTTTTGAATCCCATAAAGTCCATGATGAACCAATTATATTTGTATCGATAGCCAGCCGAATCACGATTCTCGTTGCGGAACTCATAACTGGTGATCTCATCCAAGGATTCTGAGATGTCTTCCCAGTTGTCCATAAATTCTTTTGAACCGTCGGGGTTTCGTCGGACATCGCCGCCGATTGGACCTTCAGTGTCTACACAATGAACAACCAATACCTCGGTGTCAAACAAACCAGCCATATTTAATCATCCCCTTTTTGAATCCTTTGTCCTTGAACCATACGAACACTTCGTTCAACAGCTTCCATCGTTCAACGATGAACGCTTCAAAATCTTTGTCGATAATTGTCGGGTGTATGTCATCACGAAAGTCACACCGCGTACTTAATTCGGTTGATAGCTCACACGGAACATTTTCGATCAGATACTTCCAATAGTTTAGCAGAAATCTAATGTTTCCGTGTAAAGCGCTAGATGAGCAGCCGGGCTGAAGTACACAAAAGTCGTAATAATCAGTGATAGAAACAACACCTGTCAATGTCTCCGGAGAGAAATACCTTTCGAAGTAACACTCAAACGTCCATAGAAGATTGCTCAAAAGAAAATGATGAACACCTAACTGCTTGCTTACCCCTTCTAAACTTATCTTTCGAATATCGTCGATTGATAGAAGAAATGAATCATTCTGCCCCTTCGTAGCGAATCCTTTATGATGCTCCAATATATATTCCAGAGTGTTATCAACGCTCCTGCGAACTGATTTGATTGCTAAGTGAATATTGTCATCATTTATCCTTTTGCTATTAGAGTAAAGAAAGCGCTCAGGGCTCCACTCTATGATTTCAACTGTCTTAAACTCTTTCTCTGGTGGCTTCTCTCGTTCCCTAATCTGTCCTTGCAGCAGCTTCAAATTGAACTGTTCAATGTAGTCAATCTTGTGAAACAAGTGGCTGGGGAATATGATGACGTTGCCGCCTTTGAGATGTTCCTTGACCCGCTCGGAGATCTTTGGCTTCTCGTCCAACACGAGAAAATCTAAGTCGGAGATACCAGGGTGAGATACTTCGCCCGCGAGGTAGATATCTAAATCTCGGTTGTCCTTGCAAAATTCTTCTATTACGTCTTCGTAATGATTCATTTTAATATCAACTCCTTCGTTAGGCTGGAAGCACGCCTGAAATAGTTTTCTCCCAACGCGTTCTGGAGCCACTTTGGTATCTCATTGTTTTTCGCGGTGGCGCGTTGGGCAAACATATTTCTTATGCCAGAAGCTCTATCAATAATATCATAATTCTCAGCGCTGACTTGTTGCCTGCATAGGTTGAACGAATCTTTCTTTGTACAATACACGCCCTGCCTGTTCATGAACAAAGATGGTAACAACATTATGACTGATAGGAAATACTTCATCTGATACATTCCATTATCAGCATTTTGGAAATTATCTTTGAGATATTCGCCCCAGTGTGAATGGTGGCGCATGAGCCCATCATGTTCAGCCCGAATAAATGTATCGCATATTGCAGTCAGCCTATTTTGTTCTTGTTGGTGACTTGGCACTTTCCAAAAAACATACTCAGACTCTCCCATCAGACTTTTCGCTTCACTATACAACTCTGGTGGTAAAAACACGCTTGGATACATCTCGAAATCATCAGGAATTAAAATATGGGCGCCGTGGTGTTGTAGTGGATCAAACCTACGAATACAATTATCTATATCTCTAATTTTGCGGCTAACGCTAGTAAAGCTGTGCTCATTCTTTAGAGCATCTGCATCTAGAACAATTATTAAATCTAAATCACTCCAGCCCTCAACATAGTCTAGCGTAGCAATACTTCCATGAACCAAAATATCCTTAATATACAGCGGGTCCATCTTAATTAGCTTTTTAATATTAAGGACTTCTTGGAGAAACTTGTTTTGATAATCATTTTCATTTATTTCAGGGACAACGACAGTAAAGGGTGGACCACAAGGAACATCATTCATACATTCGTACAAATTCCTAATATGCTCGATGACGGCAAAATTATCAATAGGGCCCTCTTGGTTGTAAACAGACTTCGGCCTCAAACACTTGTTTAATAAAGCGTTTGTTTTGATGTGCATTTTTTCAATTAGCATTTAGTAACAAGGTCCATGATTCTCTTGGAGGCTCCGGTATGATCTCCAGAGAAGTGGGCTGACTTATATGCACTCCAATTTTTATCGTTTCCCAAGTTGTCAAGAATGTTTTTGAGTAGTTCATAGTCAGCATATTCATTATACCCTATCCTGTGAGAATGTCTAGAGTCATGAATATCTCCACTATAATAACGATCTGCAATTAGTTTCACAGGTTCATCAAACTTGTCAGTGTCGTGCAGTGCTTTGTGTAGTCCGGGGTACATTGACACGCTGGGAACTTCAAGAAAAGCCAGCTCCATCAAAGCAGACGAACAGAAATGAAACACGCCACGGGACTGAGAGTATAACTTCAAGTGGTCGAATGGGTTCTCATCTGTGACAACCTCATCAAATGTTCCAAGACTTATTAGCCTTGAACCATACTTCTTACGAGTCTTAAGAACCAACTTCAAGCCCATCTTGTTTGTTTGTTCCTTTAGGTTGTTCAAGAATGCTAATAACGAAGAGCCGACTTGGGGAAACTTTTGAAAATAGCTATTATGCGGCGCCATAAACACAATATAGTCTTGTCTTTTCTCTGACTTATGTTGGGAGATAAACTCGAACCAAGGGCTACCAAGAAACTTGACTTTATCGTACTCCGTCAAATTTACTATGGAATCTCTAGACCACTCTGTATTCGTAAACAAAGTAGTATTGCTTTTGAAGTCTTTCTTGTGGTTATATAACTCATTCCAACAATACTCTACAGCAAATGTATCTTTGGAGTTTTTCTCATACATGTCTGACCAAATGTTATTGAACATGTTAATCCCAATTGTTTTGTCATATTGGTCTTTTTCCTTCAAGAACTTACTTAACAAGGTTCCTCTGTGACTAAATACTTTCCACGAAACAAGATTCTGGTCATTGTGATTCATATCAAAAGTACAGTGGATTACACACTCATGGCCATTACGACTAAACTCGCCTACCAGACCAACTATGCTTTGCAAAGTCTGTGGATTATCTATTAAAAATGCAACTTTCATCTAATACCCTTTATCAATATCATCTCGTCAGAACTGACCGGCCTTTCCAAATCAGCAAATTTGCTCTGTAACTCGCCTTCTTCAAAAATCGGCACAGCGGTTTGATCACATGAATAATGTCGCATCATCATCCCTAATCGCATCGACCACGTAGAGGGGAAACAAACAACAAACGGATATTTGAAAAATATCATTGTGGAACCAAACACTTCGTTGTTTTTGTGAACATAATAGTCTGTGCTATAATTTCCCCAATCGTTTGAATTGCCAACAACTAGCAGTGGCTCACCATAATAAACAGGAATAATGCTCTCTTTGGCAGATTGTTGCAGCCTAATGTATTCAGATACCCAATCACCTTTTCTTATAAATTGACAAAACTCTGTAAGTTCAATGAGATAGTCTCCTTTAAAGTCTGTCAGCCTTTCTCGTTTAGCAGACTCTGGTTTAGTCATTAAAGTTACCGAATCGCTTAAAGACAGTTCATCTAAAAAATCTTTTGTGTAGTCTTCAGAGCCGTGATCTGTAATAATCCACTCGTAATTGTCGTAGACATTACACTCTTTGAAGCTCATGACCAAGTTTTTAATAAAGAAAAGATTATTAAACGTATTAACGTGATAAGTGATCAGAGGGTTTGTCATCATTCTCCATAGAAATTAGATTCATCTGAACTGCTAATGAAATCAACTGCTCATTTGTTACGGGATGTTCTTGCTTTTCAAAAACTCTAGCCAAATCTTCCATACTTATTGATTTTGAAAAAGAATATCCGTCGTCGTTTATCAAGGCGACGGGCAATCTCATTATATTTCTATAATACCCGCAACTCAAAGCCCGATCCATATACTCGCCCTCGGCTTTACGCCCAAGTTTGTATTCATATTCTCCAAGACGCTCATAAACGGCCCGCTTCATTACGTGATAGTCAGCGTATCCCTTGTAAATTGATCGAAATAGTCCAGTGGGCTGTAGCATCATCTTGTTGTTCAACTTGGCATATCGATATTGTGGCTGGGCAAAGTGGATAACGCACCCGATTGTATTGTCTTGGTGAAGATTCGCAATGCTATCCCCAATCCAATCTGATTGAACCACAAAAATATGGTCATCGGGGCAGTCAATAAAAAACTTGCCAGCTGCCTCCTTACGAGCCTGAATCTTTGCAAACCGCAGACAGCTTGGATAGTCATTCCTTTCATTCAATATGAATGAATACTTAGCGCAGGGCGGACTGAGGGCTTTAATGTAATCTGTGACTTGTGTATCTGTTGAACCGTTGTCCACTATAATCAGTTCCAACTTTGACATGTCGTATAGGCATGTGGAAAAGAATGATTCTACACAAGCTTTGAGTCGTTTTGGTCTGTTAAACGACGTAATGTGCATCGTAACCTCAATGTTGTTCATCCCTCACCCTCACAACCGCGCAACGCTCGATGCGCTCAACGAATTCAAATTTATCATCCTTGCAGAGATCTTCGACGACACGATGTGGCCCTCCATCCTCTTCAACATATTCCGGATCAGGTTTAATGTTATCAGAAGCATTGTGGAAAATCAAGTAACTTCCACCGGAGGCCCGCTTGGAACACGCCAGTGCGTCCAACATTGTCTGCTCGTATGTGTGGTTTCCGTCAATGAAGAATACGTCACACTTTTCTGGAAGGTGTGCCGCTATTCTGTGGGAATAACCCTTCAGCAGGGAGAACTTCTCAGAACCAAAGTTGCGTAAAGCCTCTGTTAGTTCCCCGTGAACGGAAGTATTTAACATGTTCCATTTGTTGAACAAGTCGTGAGTTTGAGACTCTTGTGTTTCTGTAATAAGATTCTCAAAGAGATCAATCCCATACATATAATAATTCTCTTTTGATGATTTCAGGAACTCGCTGACATTAAAGAAATTGCCCCCGAAATAAACACCAATCTCGCAATATTTTGGTTCATCAAATTCGCTTAATCTTCTTAAAATACAACCATTTTCAGCTGGTGTTAAATCACTCCATCGCCCATACAACTTATCGCGCAATTCCTTTTCTGTACCGACGCCAAACATGCTCTGCGCTAATCCTCTATTAAATGACATTATAATTCTCCTACGATATAATCAGTGTTGATGTTCTGTTCTTTAAATATTTTAACAAGTTCCTGCAAATCATCACAATGTAAAAACTTTCTTTCTTTGTCAAAGTTTACAGGTGGCAAAGTCCTGTGAGCAATTCCATCAGAATATCTTCTATCTACTCGGTTGCTTGGTAGAACTTCGCACTCTCCCATATCCGAATAGATATGGATTCTATCTTGTGGTATAACACGTTGAACCACGTTTGATAATATACCTTCCGAACACAATCCGGCAGCAGATAGCGACTCAACATAGTTGTTATATGGAGCCTCTCTGCCTTCTCCGAATACTAATAGCGCCTGATCTGATTTAATAATGAAAAAGTGATCATCTAAATCCCCATCTGGAATTTTGACATCTCGATAAGACTTCCACAAACCCCTTGCGGCAAAGTGACAGTGATTTTTCTCCATGTGTCCGATGAGTTTCTCTACTTCATTTTGATCTAGGGCAAATGCATCGGCGTGCCAATGAATGATGTAGTCACAATGTGGGGCGGCTGCTAGAATAGATGTTCTTATACAATCATGTTGTCTCAACCTTAATTGTGGCTTGGTAGCATATGGTAAATCTCTTCCCAAGACAAGAGAGTCAAGGTTCAATCCCTTGAGCTTTTTAAACGTTCCAAAATCGTTACAACAAACCGAAACATAGGGTTTATCTACCCACAGCTCATCAAATATGTGCATGTTGGTGGCCACAAAGTGTCCTTTATTGTATACAGATATTGCTACTCCAATTTTCATTTCAAACTCCAGCTAGTTTAGTTGTCAATTCTGTGCGACTATCTCTATTAATGTTGATTGCGGCGCATGAGGGATAAGCGTTGGTCGCAGCATAGTCGTTTATGATGGTTCTCTTGCAGTGCATCAAATCATATACAATCTGATGGTATTGCATGCCAATTCTCTTCAACTGATTAACAGTGGGAATAGAATGGTTATGACTTCTCGATGTGGTTAATATAATTTGAGATTTACCAGAATAATAAAGTTTATTAATGAGATCAACATTCTCTTGAATAGCTTCGGTCGTTCCCCAAAATGGTTCAAAGAATCGTCCAGAGTTCTCTACCAGCAACCCATCAATATCTATAAAATAAGTTCCAAACTTAGACTTGTATTCATTCCAATCTGTCTGCGTTCCCCAGTCAGAGTATTCACGAACCGGCATTGTGGTAAACGAAACTCCATTCAAAATCATTTGAAATATGACATGAGATAAATAAAGATTGTCGTGATGCTTAATCTCATTAAAGTTTTTTAGAAACTGCTCTGGGGAAGCGAATGAATAACCTCCGCAACAGAATTCTGACGAAATAACCTGCTTTTCAATGATATTAGTGACTAGCCCTTTCTCGTTCTTTTCAACGTAACTCTTGTTACTCGCATTAACGCTATTCATGTTCATGAGATTATATGTCGAAATTGAATTTGGTTCAATAAAATTAGATTCAAAATAGTTATCCGCATCTTTGATAAAGAAAGAGGTTTGACGTTGAGTCTTTTGAAGGCAGGCGCTAACCGTTTCCGGCTGATTTCTAGTTGGCTCATCCAACACGACCAAGTTTAGTTTGTCGCGGATACCCATCATATCAAAGGCATCTTTTATCCCGCCCTCACATTGATACTTTTCCAAGTGCTCTTTTAAGACAACCAAATGAATCATTTCGAACTCATTCACAGGAAGGCCCCTGATAGACGCAGTGACCATTAAATCTCCGCGAGGGTGTGTCAACAGCCATTTCGGTCGAGTATTGGGAAATCTTGACGATTTGCCAGCAGCAGCAATTATTAAGTCCATTCGTTCACCATGGTTCCTATTTGTCTAATAACAAAATCCCTCTTCTTTCCAGATGAATATGGCACTATTCTTAAAAAGTTCATCATTTGGAAGGGTCGATAATATGTTTGATACCATTTTTGGTCTGAGATATGTTTCTCTAGTTGTTCATCGATATATGCCATGACAATTTTGTATCTGGTGGAGTCGTGCTCGTGATTATAGAATAACATAGACCACATGTATTTTGTATCCTGCCTTAACTTTACAACATCTTGCAGTGGAGTTTCATAGAAAGTGTCAAGAAAATCAATTAAACAAATTTGATCTTCTAATTTGTTGACAAGCATGTTTGATAAGGTTAAATCTCCATGACACATGCCGTGTGGGATCATGATCGTTGGTAAGTTATTGAAATAGCTCTCGATACGCGCTGCATCGACAGACTCTAGAGCGGGCTTGAGCTTATAAAACTTGTCTAAAAACGCGCACTTATGAAATAACTCTAAACTAGAGTTTTGAATTTCAACATTAATAAAGTCAAGTATAATCTTACAAAAATTAACAATAGAATCTTTACCACAAGAACTAAAGTGAGAAATCATATCCTTACCATGGAAAAAATCCATGTCAAAATAGTCTTCTCCAATCGACAATACTTTTGGAGCTATAAAATCTGATGATGATAGTGCGGATAAAAGTCGCGCCTGTTTGGTTGCTTGTACGGCTAGCCTTGAATTATAATCTGCTCCGGAAGAATGCTTCCGAACTACAACAGAAGCCTTCCCTTGTAAGACTTCAATCTTACATCCTGAATTCCCTTTGAAACAAAAAGATTCCAAAACTCGTTACTCATGTTCGCTGGCGATTCTTCCATTAGTCCTGTTTGAATCATCCTCGATTCGGACCACATCGTCGACTTCGGGCGTTGAAGCTTCCATCAAAGTTAGATTTGTCGTTGCGACAATGCGATGCTTTATCTTCGGCGGGACGCTAAAGTAATCTCCAGTAGCCAACTCATGGCGTTTGATTTCGCCTGCGTTGTTTTCTAGAAAAACAACAGCTTCTCCATCTAGGACATAAACGGTCTCACGTTTCTCTTTGTGAAATTGATATGATGTCCTATAACCGGCGTTGATATAAAGCTTCTTAAGACAATACTTATCGTTCAGCTCAATCCAAATTTCTCTGCCCCACGGCTTATTAACTACTTTCATTATATATCTCCATTATAATTTTCTACGAACCTTCGCAAACCTTCCGGATCACCAATGCCCCACATCTTCTCTATGTTGAAGATTTTAATCTTCTTTCCGTCGCCAATGGCTTCGTTAAATACAGGACAAACATAAAACTCGTTGTTTGTCCGAACGTTTTTTTCAATCATTTGCTCGGCATACTTCACATAATCAGAGCCCTTATCATAAAAATAAATGCCCACCGTAGCGGTGTCTGAGATGGGTTTCTTCTCTGCGACCTCGGCAACATAGCCGTCTTCATTAAGTCTTGCAAAGCTCCACTTTGGGTGGGTCGCCTTGAATGTTAGGATGCCGCCGTCAATGTTGTCGCCGACCATTGAGTACATAAACTCATTGCTGTCCCACTCTACAAATTGGTCAGAGTTTGCAATGACCAATTGCTTGTCGTTATCGATATATTCTTTTGCCAACAATGTCGTACAGGCGGCGCCTTCTGTAACTCCATCTACTTGCACAATCTCACAGTTTGGGGCAATCAAATTAAGAAGATATTTGAGATTATACTTTTCATAATGACTTTTCTGCACGATGAAAATATGCTTAGCATCCAAATTGAGATTTTCAACAACCAATTGAATCATGGGCTTTCCGGCGACTTCAATTAGTGGCTTTGGAAATGTGTATCCAGCTTGAACAAACCTAGTTCCGGCGCCGGCCATTGGAATGAGAACATTCATATCTTTTCCTTGCCACTTTGGCTTAATTTTTGCCACCTTGTTCACCTCTTCTATTGCTGACTTAATCCTATCAAATGTCACAGCTTCTGGGTCTTCAACCGCACACAAATGGGCACCAGAGCTTATTGCTGCGGCGCGGCCGATATGAGAGTCTTCAATAATCAAAGTCTCTTTGGCGCTCACTTCGGCCTTGATCATACATTGAAAATACATTTCAGGATTGGGCTTTGGATTCTTAACATCTTGGTTAGAAACATAAAAATCAACATATTCTAACAAACCCTTTTTTAGGAGCATCATTTTAAGCGACTCCCTAATAGAGTTAGATGCAACACAAATTTTATATCCCAAGTCTTTGAGCCTTTCCAAAACAAGGCGCATACGGTTATCGTATCCCATCTCTAATATAAGGTTTCTAGTCTCATGTTGTTTGCGGCGCCAAACATACTCGTACTCATCTTCGGGTAAGCCCTTGTATTGTGTTAACAGTTGGCACTTCTTGCTTGTTGGTAGGCCATCGTATGTCGACAGGTGCTCTTCCATACTAATAACATACGACTTATCTATCGATTCAAGGGCTCTATTCAAAGCCTCATAGTGCATATCTCTAGCATCAACCAGAACCCCATCCAAATCAAAGCATAACAATCCAATCATATCAAGTCCATATATTGTTTAACACACTCGTCCCAAGATATTAAAGAGGATTTATTCTTGTTAAACTTCTTCTTTTTTAGAATCTCAGCCAACTGGTCAAAACTATCATAAATGTGGTCTTTTCCAGTAAACTCACAAGCGCCACCACCGTCGATAAATGAATATGTTGGTAATTTACAAGCCAGAGCTTCTAAAATATGATTTGGGCCAGGATCGAATCTACTTGCAGACACATATACATCATATTTTCCCAATTCATCTCCAAGTACCGTACCGTGAATTGGTTTAATAACTCTAGTGTTGCAGAATGTGCCTTGGTCGCGACCAATGTATGTAAATGTGTACTCACCTCTATTCTCCCAAATCCAATCATCAAGCTTATTATAAATATCAAAGCCTTTCAAAAAATTGTTTGACCAATGATGGGCAACAATGTTAACTTTGCCATTATGATATTTTTCATTTGGACGGAATACATCTAAATCAACGCCGTTCTTTATAACCGTCCGCTTGTCGCACGACCAGCTTTTCTGAAAATAATCAGCAATCCAGTCTGAAACAAACACAGTTATATCGGTGAATGCGCTACACAGTTGAAGTTGTTTGTCCATGCCCTGTGTACCTTTTCTGGCGTCACACTCATTCACTCTGTGAACTATTCTCACATTTGGATAATATTTTTTATAATGAAAGACATCATTCATTGAAATGCCAAGTTGGTCTAGTCGTGGATCCTGAAGGTGGATTACATCTAGGTTTGGAACCAAACTATGATATACCTCATGGCCTGCTTTGCGTAGGGCATTGCAATAAGCTTTAATAAACTTATTGCCGCCGCCCCAGGGGCCTTCTACTGGTTTTCTATTAATGCAGATTTTCATATTTTGTTAACAGAACTTGTCCATAATCAACCTTCTCGTCTGGATAATCCCTGTCGTCTAGGAAGATCCTGCGGTCCATGATAATCAATTCCTTACTAGGGTCGTCGATCTCATCAATTACTTTAGCACAATCGATGTCGTGGTGATCTTTTGACGGCATATGATAATCATCGAACAGTAAACACTTGTTGAACTTATCTTTGGTGCCCTCCCAATCCGACTTGGTGCCAGCATATGAGTGGTCGCCGTCGATATAAACCATATCAAACGATTCTTCTATCCTCGGAAGAACAGCGTCAGACCGATTCTTGATAAACTCAATCTTATCAAACCACTCTTTTGGGAACACGCTGCCTAACATTTTCAATTGTTCTTCATCGATTGCAGGGTCAACAGTGACGATGCGGCCATCGATGTCAGCCTCCATCATGGCGTGTGCGGCACAGAACGTAGCATAGCCTCTACCAAAACCAATTTCCAAAAATGATTTAATATTGTATTTCTTAATCAAACTATAAATTAAGATACCACGTTCATAATTTGGCCTATAAAAACACCCGACTGACTTATATAAATCAGTTCCACGGCTGCGCGACCTTTTTGCAGTATACTCACCAATGGTGTCAAAGTCTCCAAGCACGATATCGCGATCAAGTTGAACGCCAAGATCTTCAAGTTTCTCTTTGATGCCGACAGTTTTAATTGCTGTTACTCTTTTATCTCTCTTTAAATTAAAATCCATTAAGTTTCCCTACTATCCCTATATCACTAGTCATCATACGACTGACCAAACCATCAAACGGAACTTTTGGTTCCCACTCCAACAACACCTTCGCTTTGTTTGCGTTACCGCACAAGACATCTACTTCAGCGGGACGCATAAATCTAGGATCTTGTTTGATATGTTTCTTCCAATTGGCGATGCCTACATAAGCAAATGCTTCTTGCAGGAATTCACGAATTGAATGTGTTTCTCCTGTGGCAATGACAAAATCATCAGCTTTATCTTGTTGGAGCATTAGCCACATTGCCTCAACATAGTCTGGTGCGTATCCCCAATCTCGATACGATTCAAGATTCCCAAGCGTAATGTAGTCAGCTAACCCAAAGTGGATCTTTGCTACACCATCCGTGATCTTCCTTGTAACAAACTCAATGCCCCGTCGCTCGGATTCATGGTTAAAAAGAATCCCAGAACAAGCATACATACCGTATGACTCTCTGTAGTTCTTCGTAATCCAGTGACCATATAGTTTCGAAACTCCATATGGACTTCTTGGGTAAAATGGAGTTGTTTCAGATGCTGGGTTTTCAGTCATTCTGCCAAACATTTCAGAGGAACTGGCTTGGTAGAATTTGATATCCTTATTATATTCTCTAATGGCTTCAAGGATTCTAAGAACTCCAAGACCAGTAACATCCGACGTTTGTTCCGGTGTATTCCAACTCTCTTTAACAAACGATTGGGCTCCAAGGTTATATACTTCTGTTGGATTTGAAGTTTTTAAGGCGCGTACTAGAGAATTCTGATCTGTCAAATCTCCAGTCAGGAACTCAATCTTGCCTTCTAAGTGGCTGGTATTGATTCGGTTTTTGGACGACGAGCGCCTCTCCAAACCATATACTTCGTATCCCTTCTTAAGTAAGAAGTCGGCAAGGTGGCTGCCGTCCATTCCGTTAATACCTGTTATTAATGCTCTCATTTAAACCCTCCAGAACATCATACCATATTTTTGAACATGGTCAACTAAATTGTACTTTTGTACGTTATCATATGCTTCTAAAACATCTTCTTCTGTTGGAATGTATTCGCTTTTAGTAATATCAACTATACAATTATCCGGCAAAACTTCAGATACAATCCCGACATTGGTTGAAACAATCGGGACTTTCATCGCTGGAGCTTCAAGTGCGGCTTGTGGTCCGCCCTCATGCCTAGATGACACAATATATAAATCACAAGCTGCATACATCATTCTAAGTTTTGATCGGGCAACCTGTTCCATCAATATGTAACTGATATTAGCTTTCTCCAGTTCTCTCCTAACATATTGTCTTCGCCAGCCGCCAAGGAGAACATACATATTCTCCCTCTTATTTCTCTTCACGTAGTCTACAAATAAATCTGGCCCCTTTTCCAGCTTTGGGCTCTTCAAATCATGACCTTCCGTGTCTCGCTGGAATGAACCAATAATGTAACTGTCGGATGGGATTCCAATTTCCTTTCGGGCATTAGCTTTGTCTGCTGGCTGCCAAAAGTCTAAATCAATCCAATATCCAAGGACATCGATAGGTTTGTTAGTGTGCTTAGAAATAAAATCTTTCGTCTTTTGACAGGGAACATGATACAAATCCACATAATGGTCACGCAGGGCAAAATTCTTATAATCAAATTTCTCTGGCACAACGTGATGTATTGTGACTACAACTTTTTTTCTTTCTAGGACTTTAAGAGGAATATTTGACCACGCCCACGGTGACAATACCCAAATTACATCAGCCTTCACCGGATCTACAGTAATGAAGTCTAACTCTTGAGAATTAAATTCGTTCGCATATCTGTCTAAAACCCAATTCTCTCTGGCATAATGTACATATACTTTCATGCGATGGCCTCCAAGAACCTCTCTGCGTATTTTTCTTGTGTATAATCTTGTGCGTATTCTTTACCAGCCGTAGTAACAGCCTCAAGCAACTTGGGATTGTCCAAATATTTCTCAAGTTGATCAACGATTTTTTGATCCGGCCAGTCGTTGTTAATCTCAATTATAAATTTGCTCAGCTCCACGTTTTCCTGATCGGGCAAGTCGGCAGCAAGAGCAGTTCCACACATCGGAACCTCCACATATTTACCAAATTTAGACTTCGGAATGCCAGAGCAAGTCAGGCAAATCTTTGCCATGTTGATTGCCTGTGCAAACTCAAAGCTATTTCTCTCCGACGAAGCATCGTACAAAACGCCGCCCGGGTGTTGTAATACTACACAACGGTATTCTGGATTAATCTTTGGAAGAATGTCCTTTACCAGTCTAATTCTAAGTGGGTAATGATTTCCCAGTATTGAACGAGTCCCAACTGCACCCACAAGCAACAAATCTACCTTCTTCTCGATGCCATAATCTTTGTAAATTACCTTCTCCGCGCAATGACCAACGTATTTGAAGTTGTGATCTGGCATCATCTTTTCAAATTGCTTCTTGTCATTCTCATGATGACAGATAATAACATCTGGTAACGTGTGTTCAATTTCCTTCACAGTTTTTGTGATATCAAACATCTCGTTATACCTAACGCACGTTCTTGCTCTGACAGCATTAAAATGTCTCAATGACATTGGGTTGTAGGCGACGACTAAATCGGGAGCGGGATATATTTTATCGATGTTATCTTGGACTGACAGGGTAGAGTTATAGTCTTCCCACCCATTCCCGCTCCAATGAACATCAACACCATCTTGGCGCCCAATGGCCAACATGCCATGAAATCTAACTCGACTCATTTTTGTGTTGTATTGTGATTTGTCAACTAAGTATAAAATTCTCACAAGTACCTCTTCTTCATTTTCTCATAAAATGAATTTTCATGATATGTAGCGTTCTTGTCTGCCTTGGCTCGTCGCCACATTTCATTCCATAAATGGGCCGCATAAACTTCTTCTCCGAATTCTAGCGGAGACAGCGTAGTATACTTCCACCAATCACAGCCAGGAATAGGACAAAACACCTCTGGCTTCTTAACGAAGAACTCCATTTTAAATTTTATAACATTGTTTTGAACTAACTGTGGCCCAACCTGTCCCCATTTGAGATTTTCTCGATCCTTGAGCATACAAGTTTCGAACATCTCTTTGGCTAGAATACTGCCCATTGGAAACTTAATTACACACGACCCAATGTGATGGTTGCCGGTGCCGAATGGTGGTATGTCTTCGCTGCAAAACACATTCATTTCTGGAAAATCAAACGGTCGTAAACAAACAACATCGGTGTCTACCCACCAGCCGCCCTTCTCATACAACATCTTATAACGAAAATAGTTCGAAAAAGCTGAGAAGCTTTTGTGGTCCTTGTATTGGAAGATCATGTCTTCTGGAAGAATATCGTTGCCATCGAGAATTGTCACGCCATCGGGTACATTTGAAATATCTTCATAAGAGTATAAAACAACGTCATGTCCGTTTTTAACAAATGATGTAAGAGATAACCTTTCCATGTCGGAAAGTTCATTTCCGACCCACAACGTTTGTATTAAGTTACTCATTGGTTACACACGCTCTACTCTTTTCCAGAATAAAGATTGGGCACTTTTCAAATAATTAACGGTTTCAGATGAATCTTCTGTGTCGAACCAAGGTTCTTTTTGGTGCATCACGAAGTCATTCATCACAAGCTCACAACCAAGCAACTTGGCTTCAATAACAAGCCTTGGACAGGTATCTTCGCCGGCCGGCAGGAAGCATAAGCCCTCTGCTTGGGCAAGCTTCTCAAGAGTTTCCATGTAGCTTAAGTTAACAAGTTTCTCATACTTCTTGTTGTTGTCCTTGCACCACTTCTCGGCGGCGTCTGCACCCTTGACCCAGAAGGGAGAACCGGGAATTAGCCAGAGATCAGTCTTTTTGTCCTTATATTTTTTGTTAAGTCCATCAACGATACCAAAGAATGCTCCATCGAAAATTGATGATAGGACAAAACCATTCTTTCGGTCATAGGCCAGCTTCTCTTCGATCAGGCTCATCTGTTTTTCAGACATGTAAAAGACATAATCTGCACCCTCGTAGAACTTCTTAATATCCTTGCCATGGCTTTCCTCGTTGCAGTTGCAATCTTTGCCTTCCATGGTCTTATGAAGTTCTGGGTTCCGATATTTACAATACTTATAATCAAATTCAACAATGTTATACTTAACATCCTTTTCCTTAAACTTTTCAAATAATTCAGGATTTAGCTTTGTAAAGTTTCCAAAAATCCAAGTAAGATCTTTGTATTTGTCAAGGTCTTCCTCAGTGATTCGATCACAGTTGACCTTAGCATATCCATCTTTACAATGACCAATTAGAGATTCTAAGGTAAACTCTGCTCCACCTTGGAATTGTTGTGCGAATGCATCGGCAGCGACGATATATTTAAGCTCTTTTTTTTCGGGAATATTCTCAAAAACTAGAGAGACATAATCGTTGTTGATTTTTTCTTCTGTAAAGTTTTCTAGAACATGCTTCTGTAGTTGTTTGGCAACCTTGCGGTGGCGGCCATGGTCTTTATAAACCTCTCGCAGTTTATCCTTATAACTTATCTTGTTCGGGAAGGCCCATGCAGAGTCTTTTTCGATTACTCCTGGCCAGACTGCCTTCTCTTGAACCGGTTCCAACTTATAATCGACCTTAGAGAACAAGCCTTTCCTTTTATTCGAGCCATTTTTCTTTTTGACATCACAAAACAGGAAGTCAGTTTGACCACCCCAAGCATGAGTAATAATTGGGACTCCACAATAAGCTGCTTCGAAAATCGGTAATCCATATCCCTCTCCGTGAGACAAGTTAATAAAAGCCTTCACTTGTTTGTGATGGTACAATGAATGAATTTCATCATTACTCATGTGACCGTGAATCAGCTGTACATTGCACTTCTTGTTTGGGTACTTATTGACCAGATTGGAAAGCTCTTCTTCCACCTTCTCTTTATCCAATACCGAATTGTTGACCTTTGAAGCCTTTAGGATCAAACCAACATCTTCATCGTGGAACTCTTCGATAAACCACTCAATGGTATTGTTCACATTTTTGCGCGGGCCCCACTGTGATACCGCCAAGAAGTTAAAGTCGCTCTTAAACTTCAAGCCTAGATCGATCTTCTTGTAGGTTAAGACAGGGTAATTGACATAACTGATGGGCTTGTTCAATGTCAGATTGTGTTGTTTGCCAGTTTTAGGATCTTTCATACCATAAGCAGTATTCTGGATTCCCCGCATACCAAACTCAGAAACTGTTACAACCTTATCCACACCAGCGTTAATCTTTTCTAGCCATCCTGCGGATACTTTACTACTCTCAATACCAGCCGTGACACCAATTGTCAAAGGAGCGAGTCTCTGGAATTCAGCAGGGATTGTAACGTGGAAAGCAACGTCATACTGGCCCCTCTGTTGCGCGTACATGTGGTTCTTTGCAATAAGCTTGTCGATGTCCCTTCGCTCTTCAGAGTCCTCCCACATCCAAGATGTGTGCCCCCAACGCAATGGTTCAATATAGATATCAAACAAATCTGGCCTGCTGGCCAACGCTCGATAAACTGTTCTGGCGTGTACACCATAGCCGGATGCTGTTAGGATTGGGGCTTTTAGTAATACTTTCTTAATCATTTATTTTTGCCTTCTTGTGGGTGTCAGTAACGTTGTGTTTGTTCGTCGTATCATCGATTGAGAGCTTTTTCACTCTTTGTTTATTTTGTAAAACAGGAAAATGGTAATCAAGGTCAATACCACCATCTTTATCACTTTCGTATAAGATATCACAATAAATCATACTTGGAGTCTGCTCCTTTGTCCACAAATTTCTCAGAACCACGGGAAACGACAGACAGCCTGCTAAAAACATACGGATGCTATATCTAAAATATAACCACGAATATTTAAAATGTTGTCTTGCAGAGCGTGCTTTGGCAATCCGGCAATGGTCACTACGAACCATATCTTTCGCTTTTAAAACTTCCTTTCCTTTGCCAGCTTGTTTTTCAAGCTCTTCTGCTGTTTTCTCAAGATCGTTAGTTCGAGCCAGATATGGATAATTGTCTTTCTTCACTAGTGAATCAACAATTGATTTGTTTTCCTCTTCATTCATCTTAAAACTCCTTTACTGTCCAGCTTTTGTAATTCTTTCTCGTATCCCATGAGCCGTGACGATCATAAACATCTTGCATTAGAACAATCCATTTGTTTGTGAAGTTACCAAAATTATAGTTCTTTTGAACGTGCTGATAACCGTCTTGACCCATCTTCTTTAGCTCTTTCTTATCCTTATTAAACATCGTCTTACAAGCTGCAATAAAGTCTTCCTTGCAAATACGATCCTCATAGATAAACGGAACAAGTTGAGAACCAATGATTGCTTTGCTTGCCGGCTCGATGCCAATGCCAAACCAATTTTCGCCGTCTGTCACCTGTTCTTGAAGGCCGCCAGTCATTGAAGTAATTGTCGGAGTCGCACAAGACAGCGATTCAAGCTGAGAAAGACCGAAGCCTTCGGCATCAGCGATGTTGAACGTGCAGTCTGCCATGTTATACATCAAAGCCATGTCATTCATCGAAATCTTGTTTCTAGAGAAGATAACCTGCCCTTCTGTAAGGCCGAGTTCATCTGCGATGGCAACCAAATTGGGACCATTTTGATCTTTCGGGTCTGTGTGCATTAGAAGGCACGCTTTATCGTGGCCAACCTCATCAAGAAATTCCTTAAACCACCAAATGAGAGATCCACTCATCTTACGTCGAGCATTTCTGTTGTTCCAGAAGAACAAAAACTTATCATTTTTCCATCCATCAAAATTCTCTTTACGGTTGTCCGCAATATCAGATTGTGACATTGGTTTGAAAATAGTAGGATCGACTGCGTGCGGCAGATACAAACTTTCGACAGATGGAGCTACAGTTTTAACAATGTCGTCAGTGACTTTTGAAATCGTGGCGATAACATCTGTTGATTCGTAGTACCCTTTGTTGAATGTCGGGTAGGGATAATTGTCCCACACATGGTAATAAACCATTGGCAGCAATGGCCGAATCTCGTCTTCCATCTGCCATAGCCAAACATAGAATCTTGGATCTGTCATGAACCAGAGGATGTCGGGCTTTTCATTTCTAATGTAAGAACGAATAATGTCTGGGTTTCCAAAGTTATCAACCGGGAAAATAGTCCACAGATCTTTATATTCTTCTGTTCTAATGGGCTGGTAGCTTCTATGTTTAATTGCTCCACCCAACGAGACTACTTCAAACTTTCCAGTTTTCAAGAGAGCCTCAATCATGTATTTTGTTTGTAACGCCACTCCGCTCGAACTCAATGGAACGTCGGAGATGGTCATAATCTTAATTCGCTTCGTCATTAACACCACTCTGTATTTTTAAATTCACACCACTGGCAACCAAGCTTGTTTCTCACTTGCAGGCCATGCTTCATATTGTATACAGAATCATTAAGCAACTTAAGCGCATTTTGCGTTTTTCTGTTTCCGCTCGTAACTCTAAAGATTTCAACCGGATTTTTCTTTGCGGTTCTTTTGAGTAACCCAAAATAAGTTTCGATATCTTTTGGGTCGATATTGTGCTTCTTTGCAAAGTAGTGTTTATATAGGGTTAACTGATACGTTACAATGGCTGAAGATTTCTTTCTAGCATCCCAGCCCCAAGTTGTAGTCTTCCAATCAATCAGGTGGTACTTACCGTCACACTTAAGGACGAGATCCACAAAACCCTTGAATTTGATTCCACCCTTTTCAATGTCTTCGAATAGACGCTCCTCTACAGAGAATGTTTCGCAACCATCGAATCTCTCTTCAACAGCAGGATAAACATGAGTAATTAAAGAACGGCCTTGCTCATTCAAGGTTACAATCAGTTTTTTGTCTTTCTCCGATAAAGCCCCACCCTTCATCAACTCTTCTTTGATTCTAGTCGCAAATTCTTTTGAAAACTGATCTGACAAATTAGAACGTGGCTCACCCGACATAATGCCCTCGCAGACCTTATGTATAGATGTCCCAAAAATAGCGAATGGGCCAGAGTTGCCAATGCGTACCTTATCGGTATACCTTCGCTTGTGCTGCCATCTGCAATTTAGATAAGTTGTTAGTTCAGAGTAGCTTACGTGTGATTTTGGTGACTTTTTCGAAATCTTCTTTTGCTTGCTCATGGCCCAACTCTTTTGCTTTTTCGTCCAACGCTTTGATAAGCCTTGTTTTGTTCATGGTGTGCAGTTTTAAAATTTTCCACTGCTTTCCAAGTTTCTTCATATCGGTCCATTTCATAGAGCCGATATCTAATTCAGGTTCTTCAAGTTTCCAATTAGCATCCATTATACCAGCGCTGGCGACATAATGATTTTCGGGTTCTTTCTCAACTTTAGGTTCAAGACTCTCAATAGTTTCGGTAAGTACCTGCTTTGCTTTTTGCTCAATTTCTTGTTGGGCGTTAAAACGCCTTTGTCTAGGGTTCATGCTAATCTCCGTTTACGATGTACTCTATCTTAGTATACAGCGCTGGGCTGATTTTAGCAAGCTCTTCTTTCTTTCCCAAAAAGTATTCTTCGAATCCTGCACCAAAATACTCTCTTATTGAAGTCACAGCATATGGACTTAAAAACAGATTCATAATAAAGTGTTCTAGTTTATCATAGCCAATTTCTTTATGTAAAAAAGTATCAAATTTGTCATCATAATCTAGGTTCTTAAATGATTCTATGTCCACCTTATAATCGTATGCGTGCAGAACATGGTATAATTTAATACGTTTTTCATAAAATTCACCTGCTATTTTCTGATCCTCATAGGCAATCTGACTAAATTTTTCCTCAACAGCGTGTGATATCTCATGCACAATGTCTTCTGCTAAATCAGCTTCATTTCTCTGAAGATTGAATATGTACAAAGCGCCATCTGTATAGAGTGCATTTATTTCCTGTTCTCTCATGAATTCAAAGTCGCCAATATAGATGGCATCAATGTTATAAACAAGATGTTTTGGAATTAGCTTTTCAATGTAGGTCAATACTTTGACCAGTGAAATGTTGTTTGGAAGCGGATCTTTGACTATGACACTAACGTCTTGGTGAAAAGTAGTTTCTTTTCGTTCCATATAGACATTCTTTGTTTGAGCAATGTAGTTTTTAACTTTCTGGCTTGTCATTGAACATCTCCACATCTTCTAGAGCTTTTCTATAACCATTAATGTAATTCTCTTGAGCCATCAAGGCAATGAATTCTGGAAATTCATCTGCTAATACTTCTGCAACCATTGTCGCAGTGACATTTTCATCTTCTGGCTGGTATGTATTTCCTACATATTCAACGATCATTTGTTTTAGATTTTGAGACATTTTATTCCTTTATTCTGAAGAATGATTCCAATTCTTTCTCTCGTTCTATTATAGTAACTCTATTGTAGGAAATTCCTAAGAGCCCAGAGACATCTTTTTTGTTTTTACATGTTGAAAATGCAAATTTGACAACAGCATCCCTGGCCAGATATGGCATTGAATCGTATAATCTCAGCCCATAAAGCTTCCCTTTGACCAATCTACAGAGAAGTTCCAGCTTCAGTGCAATTAGATCTTCCAGCGCTATACAATCTAATAATTGAATCATCTCTTCAGTTATTCTATCTTCTGATTTAAGCTTTCGTAATATGCTATATTTTTTTATTTTATTTTCTTTCATACTACTCTTTCTTCTTATTCTTTAATAGAACTTTATTGCTGAAGAGCAATCTTAAGTGATCTGATCGTAGCACGGGAAAACTCAAAAGTCAAATTGAGCTTTTGATGGTATTAATGATCGCAGCCCGAATATCCTCTTGAAGAGCAGCACCCGCAAATCTATCGCGATCTTGGACAATGTTATCATATTCTGGGGTGGAGATGTCTCCGAGATTTGAAGAAATATCATTTTCCCACTTGTCAAAATAAAGTTTTAGATTTGTAATCAAATAATCCTTAAAGTGTTTCTTATCTTTGGCATCGTGCAGACGACGATAGGTACGAATAATTGGGTCGATTACTTTTTTGTAAGCATCAACAGCTTCGTCTCGGCCAGTTTCGTCCAACCCAGCGATTGTCGGGAAAGACTGCTCTTCATCACCAACATTGGTAATTTTGTCTTCTGGCTCTTCTTGTTTCTCTGCATTCTTTGTCTCTTCTTCCGCAGCCTTCTCCCCAAAAGGATCATCAATGTCGATGAACTTGTCGGGGTCGGGGTCGACATCAATATCTACTTCATCGTCTTCCATAGCTTCTTGGAGCATATCATCTACTGCATCTTCAGCATCTGGAACAGCAGGCATCTCGCCCTCCTCTCCAGTACCAAACGGGCCAGCTAGAGCATCTTGTGGAGACAAGGTGTCTACGATTGCCTGGAGCAAGTGTTTGATAAACGACTCTCTCTGGGACTTCGAAGTTGTTAGTGATTTATAGGATGTTTCAACGATTGGTATAACAATTTTAAGTGCTGTCACAAGCTTGTTAATGCCGGTTGAGCTAGTCGGTGTATCTTGAATCGCCGCTTCTCTGATTAGTTGTCTAACAACAAATCTTAATTGCTGCTCTTCTTCAAGCCTCTCCGTTTTTGCTCGGAGCTTTTTGCGAATTGAATTTCGAACATGCCGACGTAGCAGGATCTCATCAATCTTCTTTCGTTCTTCTATTAGTTTATTGTCACTCATGATATCCTTCTCTTCGTTGGTGGTATATGTATAATTAGTCAAGCTTTCTAGTTTAATCCGCTCTTCCTCTTCCTCTTCTTTTGGGGCTGGCCCGACTTGGACGGCACCCGCACCCATGCCAGACATTTCTTCTAGTTCTTGTTCCTTTCTATAAGCAGCTTCTGCACTCGTTGCTGCCTCTCGTTCTGAATGTCTGCCGGCTGCCACAGTTCGATCCTTTCTTCTCCGCCACTCTAGTGATTTCCACTTTTTCTTCAGCCAGTCCAAAGCACCTTCATCTAATTCTTCTTCTTCCTCTAATAATTCTCCACAATTGCCATCTGCATAATAACATGATGATTTGCCATATCCTCGATATTCAATTGGCGGTTTCGCAGCGCCTTTCTTTCCTTGAGAGCTTTTAGCATGTGATGCGTGTACGTCGCCAACCGCCATCGTGCTTACTTCCCCAATAACTTGTTCTTTGACTAAAAAGTCAAAGAGGTCTTCTTTTTCTTCTGGAGAAAGATTCGGGTGCATATAAGCTTGCACTTTTTGTTTGTCTTCTTCTGTTGGTTCTGGATTCTCCAAAACCGCCCTCATGTCTCTTGCACTTAATTCTACATCACCTTCTATTGTTTGTGTCGGGAGCACCAATGGTTCAACCGACACGCCATCTGGGGCGTACTTTGTCGGATTAATTTTGTTCCATCGCTCGGCATCCTTTAGTGAGGTAGCTAAATAAACTTTATCTCCTGAGCGAGCTTTGTCCTCTTCGCCATGTTCATTAATAATGAATTCTAGAGCTGCTCTAATTGGTGCAGGTTCTGGGGATACTATAATTTCAACTGGTGCGGTCAGATTAGTTGAGGCCGCCTTGTATTTCTCGAATACATCTGCGGCCATATCTGCGGTTATATGGCTCCTAACTTTCTTGATCGGGTTAGAAATCAAGACAACAACCTTATCCACTTCTTCGATATTAGACAGATGTTCAATGACGGCAAAGTGCCCGTAGTGCGGCGGCTTGAAGGAGCCTGGGAACATTGCGATATTCTGACCTTCCAATTCTGGTTCGAATTCTGGTTCAAGGGCCTCTCTCATGATGGCGCGATTCACTGCCGTGAACCCTAACCTATCAACGAGCTTAATATCTCCGCCTCCACTAGCGACAACATAACCTTCTCCACCCTTGGCGTCTCCAATAAATGCCTGAATGGGTGCATCTTGTGCTTCAAGCTGTTCAATAATTTTATTTTTGATGACCATCACTTTGTGTACAATATCCCACAAAGACTTGAAAGCGGATTCTTTTTGAGAGATATAATTTATAATATTCTGCTTTTTAGCACCACTGATTCGCGCTTGATTTTGGATCCAACTAACAAAATCTGCCCCAAGGCTCTTTAGACCATCTCCGACCTTAAAGTTCAAATAAGTGTATAACAGGCTTGGGAAGTTTGTCATTCTTAGGGATCGTAAGGTTTCCAAGTTAAGCAAATCGTCGAGTCCGCTAGCAGATTTTTCTACCAAGCTGCGAACTTGATTAATCAATTCATTGTCGACATTAACTGAGTCTTGAATAGTTACGGGAGGCATAACGAACAGCCCACTTTCTTGGAAAATGTTGAAATTCTTAATGAGTCTTTTTTCGCCATCTAGTGTAATTTCTCTGTGAATTACAACACCAACTTCGCTGGCAGCAATGTTTTGTCCAACTTCGCTATTGGGCTCAACTCTATAAGTTACAACATTCGGAGTAAATTCAAATTTATCATTCACAATCTCTGGAGTGTGATAATACAACAGGTCTCCAAAGAAAAATCCCTTATAGTCCTCTGGGATAGAAGCTTCAAAGTGCTGAAAAGAATTGGCCATATTGTTTGCGAACTCTTCATAACCCGGAGATACCTCTTTTCCTTTATTGAGTTTTCTGATTTTAATAAATACGTCTCTTAATTGCTCTGGACTTTTGGCCCTGCCGTCATACCCTTTTGCGCTGAACCCGCTCTTGTCAGTTAAGATAAAGTCTCCGTTTTCATCTCTGCCAAACACTACCGCTGGAGAACCATCCCATTTAATTGTCGTAGATAGCTTTCCAGATTCCTCTTGGATTGACTCTAATAGATCCAAAACTCTGAAAACACCACCGCTTCCCTCCCAAAAGATAGCATCTTCTGCGTGTTGGATGCGTGGGCCGTCTTGTGCTTCGTTCAACGCCCGCCGCTCTTCTGGAAATTCCACACCAAATTTGGGGAATGTCTCGACGGCTTGTGCCACCATCTGATCATAATCTTCTCGGCCAGAGATAGCTTTTATGATACCATCAATAGATGTTAGTTCTTGTGGGTTGTGCCCTGGACCAAGTAGAATATTTGCAATCTCTCTAGGATCTTGTATGCGCTCGCCAGTCTCTCGATTGGTTAATCCGGTGAAACCCTGCCACTTATAACCTTTTGATGTCGCAATAGAATGAAGAAGAATCATTCTATGCTGACCGCGATAAACATCACCAAACTCTCCGACTGAAGACCATTTCATAAACTCTGGATTGCCAAACATTAAATCTGTTTGGACATAACCCTGGTTCTCATCACCATTGATTGGAGTTTTAAAGTGAACAGAAACTCCGCTCTTTGCAATCCATGTTCGAAGCTTATCTTCTGGGTGGTGGTGTTTGACCCACTGCTTCAAAAGATCGACAATCCCTTCTTTGGTGTTTACTTCTTCGTCTACTACAATATCTAAATCGCCAGATGTTTCTCTTTTGCCTGTTGTTCCTAAAGTATTGTCCTGTAGTGGCAATTTGACAATCTGTTCTAGCCACTGCAATGTTGAAACAACATCCCTTCTGTTGATCCTTTGCGTTAATGGCTGCTTGTCGACATCTTTAAAGATATTGCCGCCTTCTAGTAGGAGTTTCATTAGTCTTCTTTTTCCTTAATTACATATGCTAAAGCTCTTTGTCTTAAAATAAAGGGAGAGTGTGTCGAATAAGAAAATGGCACTTGATCAAGTCCAGTTTTTGTAAAGTTGTGTTCCTTCAAAACGTTGCGAATGATAACTGGGTTGTTTTCTCCCCAACCAGACGACGCCGTTAAGAATCCCATTGGCGTCACACCACCCGGGAACATCTTTTTCCCACTATCAGAAGTTATAGCATCTGTCATCAGGGAATCACCAATGAGATTTCTCTCTGGTAAGTCGTTATTCTGCCATTCAATGTCAGAGATATCTGGAACTTTTGGACATGACTCAGAACACTGAACAACTTCGACTTCGGTTGCTGAGTAGAGATCCTCCGAATCCTGATCTAATTCTAAGTCGCCAGCCCCAATTACTTCTTGGGTTGACCATTCGATTTTGAATCCAGTATTGGTTGTCCCGGTCGCACTTGTTGTCCAACAAAACTTGACATAAGGTCTTCCAATCACAAACTTTTGCCAATCGGTGAAAGTCTCCGTATTATACTCTTCTCCGCCGAGCCTTGCAACGAAGTCCCATGAGTTTTGGTCATCTTCTTCAGAACTCCAAACATCTAGATAGTCATAATTTGAAGAGTCTTCGAAAAAGTCTGTGACTTCCCACTCTCTGACATCGAACTTATAAACAGTTTTGCCAGGGTGTTGCAGGACAAAATACTCTAACTCATCATTCTCATATGAACCAGTAGGCCCGCCCGTGTCATAAAGCGTGCCCCGGCCTTCAGTTGTACACTTTCTTGTTTTTCCAAGCCAGAATTCTGCCATTTTTCATTTTTTACTTGATCAGTTTTTTGGTTAAATGCTCATTCAAGGTATTGAACCTATCTCGAATAGGTCTGATGTGAGTGGCAGTTTGATCAAAGATAGATTCCTTCAACATCCCATGAACATGGGCTGCAATTTCTTTTGGAGTATATTTGTGTCCACCCCGTTGCGCGTCAAAAATATGATCTGCTAACTTCTCCATCTGTGGCTGATCCATTTTCCCCTTAGCAACATCGTAGATGACTGAGAGAATATCTATTCTATTCATAAATCCAGGGGCATTGGGATTGTCCGTATGGGCATCTGAACGATCGCTCGAAGCCTTTTGTGCGGCTAGCAAAGCTGCCCACGATTTCGGACCAAATTTACCATCTGGCTGAAGCTTGTGTTGCCTCTGGAAGCCAACTACCATGTTCTCTGTATTTCTGCCAAACTTGCCATCAGCGTCGAGGGAATAGCCAGACTTTTTGTACAGGGTGTTCAGTCTGTTTTGAATATCCTCAACAGGGAGTCCAACGCAACCCTTTGATAAAACACCACCTTTCCGGGGATGCTTGCAGCTTCTACCACCACGCCTGTGAGGACCAGGAGGCTGCGGATCGGGCACACATTTACCAGTTGGTCCATCAAATCGTTGACCATCGGGACAACCCCCTTGCCCGCCATCTGGAACGCACTTGCCAGCGACCGCATCAAATCGTTGACCATCGGGACAACCCTTCCACTTCTTCTTCTTCTTCTTCTCTGGAACGCACTTGCCTGTGACCGCATCAAATCGTTGACCATCGGGACAACCCTTCCACTTCTTCTTCTTCTTTTGATCTTTAACCCATTTTTTAGCTTTCTTAAAGATTCTTTCTAGAAGTGCTCTTGCCAGAACTCTTGGCCCGTGGGCGAATCGCAGCGGAATGGTTTTGAACCACAAATCATATACTGAATTTTCATCAGCAGGATCAACGTCGGGGTCAAATTGCTCAAGTAACTGCTTAACAAAAGAAGCACACACCTTACCACCAGCTCGATCAATAACTCTTAAGATTGCCAGCATTGCTTGTTCTTCCTCTCCGCTGACATACATTGAATCCACTTGAGAACTAAAGAATCTGGCCGCCTGATCGGTAGACTTTAGTCCACCACCACCATCTAATATTTTTTCAATTTCTGTTTTAAGATCACGAGTGCCTGGTAGATTTAGTTTTTTGGCAACCCAAAGACCCGCAGCCCCTGCCGCAGCCACGCCGCCAGCAATCATTAGTGGAGGTAATGCCGAAGTCGCCAGCATCACCCAGGGTGCAGCTGCCGCAACCGCTACGCCGCCAGCGAGGCCAGCACCCATCACGGCAGCGCTGACGCCGGGAATGGCTTCTGCTAATGATTGGTTATTTTTTTTTTCTTTCAAAATTCTAAGAACTTCTTCTTCGATTTTTTTAACCATAACAGATTCGTTTGTGCTTCTTGTGGGACGAGCGCCGCCGCCTTTTATCTTCTGGATTTTTCCATAACGAGGGACACCTTTACCGATCTGGTCTAAATCACCCGGCGTTGCTGGCCGTTCCCCCGTCGCTGGCGCTTCCGGTCCTGCTCGTTGTTGGCCGCGAGGCAAATCAAGTTGTTTATCAAGTTTATCACCACCAGCAGCTTTCCATGCAGCATCTACCGCTCTTTTTGCACCATCACCAGCCGTGATCGTTGATCCTTCACCAGAAAAATCAACAGTTCTGGTTCCACCGCCTTGTTTTTGAATAGCCCTTGTAATTTGTGCAGTCTGCGACCGACTTGCAGGAGCTTTTTTACCTTTATAATAAATAAAATATTTGCCATTCTCGGAGGTATAAATCGCCTTTGCAAGCCTAGCTCTGCGCCCAAATAGCTCTGCGCCAGTGTATTGTTGAACACCAGCAGGCGGTTTTGCCCCTCGGCGGGCTGGGCTGCCCCTTTGCTTTCCTTTTTCGAAAGCGCTTACTTCTTTTTCGAGAGCGCCTAATTTCTTACCAGCATCTGCGGTCCATTGATCAATATTGAACTTCTCGGCCGGCGCCGGATATCCACGGATTTCCGTTTCATCGCCACGATAGCTGTCTTCGTTCATTTTTTGTACCTGTTTTTGTACCAATTCGCGCAGTTCATTAATATTCATTATTTTATTTTCCTTAAGAGTATTATCCCTTTTATAATTATCTTCCCAATCACGAAAAAGCATGTTTCCTTGTAGATATGCTTCTTTTTCCATCTTTCGTAAGTGGCTGTTCCCTTGAGCATAGCCATCACCCGTCTCTACACCATCTTTAAACTCACCCCTACAATTCTGTGTATGATGCACAATTTCGTGGGATATAGACCTTAATATGTCTTTTATGTGCCTACCATCGACATAAATTGTGATTTCATAAGCTTCTGGATTGTAATATGCAGTCTTGCCCAAGGCATTCTCTTGGTTTGGTGTATCAGACAACAAATTTAGTGTAAAATCTTGGTCATATTTAAGCTTTTCCCGAGTGTATGGGAAGAAGCTGTCTATTAGATCCTGATGTGGGGCCAGATCTAGACCAGATTTATTGTTAATTGCTTTACATGGCATACTAAAGTAACTAGTTTTGCGCTATATTATATACCATTGGGGGTCTCTGAGAAGAATATCTGTCTCTTTTTGCCCTCAAAATGGCCATATTTAGCCCTCAAATAGGCTTCAAAGTGGGTAAATTGGGTGAATTCTAGGGTCTTTTCGGCCCCTTTTCGGGCCTTAAACACCCCAATTTGCTTCAAAACATCACATTTGTTGAAGATTAAGTGCGTAAAGCCGTTGATTTTGGCTGATTTATCGAGTAAATCGGTGTCTAACCACCCAATTTGGCGTTTTCTGCCCGTTGTAGCCCCAAATTCGGTCCCAACTTGGCAAATTCTCTCAAAAACAGGCTCATTTGGGTCTTGAAACAGCTTTTTACCTACATATGTCTCGTAAATCTTAGCTACACCCCACACATTGCGTACCCATTGGTGCGGAATACCGTTCAAAATGACCGATCCGGTGGTACAATGGCTTGAAGTGACGTATGGATAGTCGCCCCAATCGATATCTAAGCCAAATCCTTGGGCACCTTCGCACAAAATGACTGGTTTTTGCCCGTTTCCATGCAATTCTTCGTAGAAATTGACCAAATATGGCTTAAATTCGGGTATTTCGCGTGCTAAAACGCCCGTTCTGCCGTATTTTGCCCTATAAGCAGGGCCATTTCCACGCCTTGTAGTACCAATTACCTCATCTGTTCCATCTTCTGATAGGTGATCGGGCATGATTACATGACAATTATCGGCAATAAACACATTATTTGTGTTAATTCCGGCGTCTTCAAGCTCTTTAAGCTCTAAAAAGAACTGTTCTGGGTTTAAAGCACACCCAGGACCAATAATACACCTAATATCGTCATATAACACCCCTGAAGGGATAGAATGGGTAACAATCTTCTGCCCTTCATGATAAATGGTGTGGCCGGCGTTATTACTGCCATTAAAGCGTATACAATGGGTATATTTGCCCGATTTAAGCAAATGATGGGTTACTTTGCCCTTTCCTTCGTCTCCGTACTGTGCTCCAAGCACTATATCAGCTATCATTCTATCTCCTATGGCTTATAATGAGTATATCCTAGTTGGATCTCGGTTTCAAGCCACAATTTGCTTTATTTGAGTTGATTTTCGGTCAAAGGGCTATTAGAGGCCGAATTTGCAATAGCAACGCCCCTTGGTTTCGCAGAATCCCACTTTTTCTGGAAAAAGTCAAGAAATGCCTGTGCAGGGTTCCCGGGATTCCGGGCCATCGCAGCTTTCACATGGGAACCCTGATGATTCATGTTCCTCAGTACCGTTTTGCTTACTTTTCTTCTTCCTCCGCTCCTTGCAGAGCGAACAATCTGATTTAAACCGCCCATTCCTTGATTATGTGCGATATATGCATAAAATTCGGTCTTTTCGGTGACAGCGGCCCCTGTAACTCTAGCTGCTGCTCGTAAATTCTTCTTATAAAGCCTCGCACCGGCATCGGCGTTCATCTCTATACTATAAAAATCACTATCTGACATCAAACCATGGGCTCTGCCAGTGCTTCCGATGAACTGGAAGAGTCCTTTAGCCCCTGTGGGTGATTTTGCGTGTGGATTGAAGCCAGATTCGATCTGAACAACCCCCATTAGTATGTCCTCGTTAACTCCATGCCTCGCGCCAGCCTCTCTAATCGCAGCAACGATCTCTGGTAGCTTACCTTTGGGAACTCTACCGTGTCTTCGTGAAATTTTATCAACTTCTTTCACCTTTACAGAGGGTGAAGAGTTTTGACCCGCAAATAATCTGCTTACATACTTTTTAGCATCTTTATAAGGCACATGTAGCCCGTCTGGAGACGATTTATAGTCTGTCATGTACCTTGCAGGGTCTATAAAGATGCTACCAAGCGCTTGTTTCAGCTGATTATTTGTGTTTTGACGAGATTTTATTAATCTTTCAATGTTTCTGCCTGTTATCTTCGTCGTCGATACCGCTGGCGGCGGGCCAGACCAAATAATACGAGCTTTTGGAACCAATTCTTTGATTTTATTGACCAACTTTCTTGCCCCGTGCGCCCCACCGTTGCCTCCAAGGGAAATAACGATTAAATTGGGCTGTTTTTCTTCCAAAAGATATTTTAAGTTTAGATTCTTGGCCCAATAGCGAATCGAAGAGCCGTTTACGTACATTTTACAATCAGAACAGAGTTTGTAACCTTTTTTCTCCAACTCTTCTTTAAAAGCGCGACCAATTCCGCCACCAACTTGAGAATCTCCAAAAATTAGAGCATTTCCGGCGCCCTCAAGCTTTATTGGTCGGTTATTGGATGGGAATAGTTCGTCTGCAATATCATCAAACCCAAAACCACCGCCCAAAAGCTTGACAATCATATCTAAAAGTTTTTTAAACCACTGAACAATCTCTGGAGCAGTATTCACTGCTCCATTACCCAACAAGCCAGAGGCAATCACATTTATAAAATCATCTGGGGCTTGGGGAACATACTTTTCAATCGCTTTCTTTGCAAATTTCTCTTGTTTTTTGTCTGGGACGGGCTTGTTTTCTTTCTGGGGTATGGTCTTGCCCTCTTTCTTTACAATTTGGAATCTAACTTTTGTTTGGTCGATGTTCTTCTCAACTTTTGCGAAATTTTCCAATGAAACGTTCGTTCTTCCTCGGATTGGCGGGTCAACTACAAAACTATTGGTTGTTTTCTTAACAAATTCATATGGAACGCCCGGTCTGAGCACTTCCATCCCATAAGCCGTGAGTCCATCTTCAAACACAGCGATAACTTTGTCACCAACTGCCAATTTCTTTAGCAAGTTGGAGTTGAGAAGTGCTGCGGGTTTGGAAATTTCGCCAATAATCTCTTCGGCGATGGCTGGGGGAGCACTTAAGTTTTTATTGCTCGCTCTTGGCGGAGGATCATCCGAAAATGACTTGCCCTTGTCAACATGCTCTTCATTCTCTGCACCTTGTGTGTGTCCAATGAGGTCTTTCTTATTAATTGTGTCTTTCGCATATACTTTTTTGTGCCATTCTGGGCCAATATCTTCTTGAAGTTTCTTTTCTTCGCTTGCTTTTATTTGTGCGACCACTTCCGCATGCTGTTTTCTACCTACTCGTTTCCCAAAGAGATAAAAGCGATCTCGAAGGCCACCCCGATAACCAACATCTCCCCTTTCACCTCTCTTCTGGATCGCAGGACCATTCATTCTGTGTAATCTTCCGCGATGATACCAATCTCTCCTTCTAGATCCATCTCCCCGCTTTGGCCATAAGATCGCTGGTAAATCATTTTCTCTGTGAAGTTCTCCATGAACATACCATTTTCTCTTCCACGCCTGCGCCGTATCTAAGATACCGCCCACATCGACCAACACGGTCGACGCCGCCTCTTGTTTTTCGTCTGTTTGGTCGGTCTGATCTCTGTGGAACTTCCCGCGTTGCATCCAATGCTCTTCCCCAGCGTCATTGAAATACGCGGGACCATCATCTCTGTGCATCTTGCCATCAATCCACCATTGTTCAAAGATCTCCGGCTGCGGTGAATATAGACTACCATGTTCCTCAATGGACTCTTTGGTTCTGTACCTCGCAGGACCATCTTCTCTGTGCCACTTCCCGCCTTTCGAATGCTGAATCGTTCCCATGTCATCGATAGTTATTTTTTCTTTTTTGGCCAATTCTGGATCAATGGAGTTATATAGAAACTCTGAAAACTCGGAGTCTTGATGGCCTCCAACAATGTCAGCATCAACAGATACAATTTCCATTTTATTGATAAAATCGCCAAAGTATTTCCAATATTTCTTATCGGGTGCCCTGTTCTGTTTGCCAACTGCTTGCTCAATTGTGTCGCCTTCTTTCTCCCAAGTCATTGTTCCATGGGGCCTCATTTTCTTATCAAATAGAATCTGCAAATGGCCACGTTCATCTGCGCCGCAGTGGCCCATTTCGTTGGAGATCCACTCCTCACATCTAAAATCATTTGTGTCGTACCACGAAAAGCCATCATCAAATTTAAGAATGAATGACTCCGAATCTAGCTTCTCTATCTGCTTCTTTCTTAGATTCGCTCTTTCTTTTTCTGCTAAAAATGCTACAGCTTCATCAAAATTAAGATTCTTGACCTCTCTGGCTTGGAGTTCGTTGTTTTTCAAGGCCAACAAAAGTCTTTGGACCCCACCCCAACGCAAGAACGTGCCGGGCACCGCATTAAGCATATGAGTGTGCACCATCTTTCTTTTCTTTCCTTCGGGATCATCTTTAAGTTTCGCATTTTCAACATCGTGTAATGCTTTTAGATTAATTTCAGTTTCAACTTCCACAAACCATTTGGCAAATATGAATGATAGCTTTGGACCAACTTCCTCGTGAAAGAAATTGGCCACATACATTGGTAGCTTTAGAATGCGAACGATATTGCCCTGCTTGTCTTCTAGTAACAATGACTCTTGGAGTTCCTTAACTTTCTCTTCCCATTCTTCTTTTGAATACTCTCTACCGTCAAGGTAATATCGATTATGTTCGGGACTTTCTATAAACTCAATTGCTGGACCATTTTCTCTGTGAAGCTGACCATCTCTCCATCGATACCAATATCTGTACTGGCTCCGCTTCCCGGCGCTCATCCT